CAGACATTGTTACTGAGCACGTATTGGCATTTGCCGAAGAAAATCCAGAAAAATATATTGCTTACACAGAAGACCCTGGAATCAAAATGAAAGGAGTTATCAAAAGCGCGCTTGCTTCTGGAGATTTGATTTACAGCAATTATCGTTGGTTGAACGCAAATCGAGAAGTTATACTCGAAGTTTCTAAAAATCAAGATGAAATGGATGAAATGGTCAGATATTTTGAAGGAGGAATCGGAAGAACTTACTATGAGTTCCTTGTAAATAAATAATTTTTAAAAAACACTTGTTTCTTAAAATAAAAAATACCTATATTTGTAACTGAAAATAAACATTAAAAAATGCTAAGTATAAACACGATAAATATGATTGCTAGAGTTGGGGATAACTTCCCAAGCAAGAGGTTTATGGTGTAAATTAAACAAATTACAAATATATAAAAGCCTCTTAATAAATTTAAGAGGCTTTTTGTTTTGGGAGATTCGTATAGTGGTTATTACAATAGTTTTGCAAACTATAAACACGGTTTCGATTACCGTATCCTCCACAGAAATAAATATTCGTGTGTATTTCAGTTGGTAGAAAGCAATCCTGATAAGATTGTATGCGAAGGTTCAAGTCCTTCCGCACGAACAAATTGCGAGTATGGTGTAAAGGCTAACATAGGAGACTTCCAATCTTTTGATAACAGTTCGAGTCTGTTTATTCGCTCAATGGTCTATTTGTGTAATGGTAGCAGTACTGGCTTGTCACGCCAGAGGCGAGAGTTCGATTCTCTCATAGACCGCAATGGCTTAGGTAGTTTAATGGTAAAACACTTCTCTTGTAAAGAAGATACGGGGTTCGAATCCCACGTAAGCCTCAATACCTTGTTTGCATAATGGAAGTGCCGATGTTTTACATGCATCTGGCGGTAGTTCGATTCTACCACAAGGTACAAATTGTCGGTATAGCATAAATGGAAATGCAGAACACTTCTAATGTTCCGATTGGCAGTTCGAATCTGTCTATCGACTCAATTAAATCGCCTCGTAGCTCAATCGGTGGAGCAGCGCACTCATAATGCGAAGGTCAAGAGTTCGAAACTCTTCGAGGCAACAAAAGATTTCATAGCTTTAATGGTAGAGCGTCCGACTGTTAATCGGGTGGTTGAAGGTTCGAATCCTTCTGAAATCGCAAAATAAATTTGGTAATCCAAAATTTTATTTTAAATTTGCATTGTGAGATAGAGCAGTTGGTAGCTCGTGTGGCTCATAACCATAAGGTCACGGGTTCGAATCCCGTTCTCGCAACTAAAAAATACATTATGAAAAATTTAAGTTTTTGTTTATCTTATTGGTTGTCGTTTAAATACGATACGGGATTTGATATGCAATAATTAAAAAAAATAATTGTATTTAAAATTTAATCCCGTTCGAAAGTTCGGGATTTTTTTTTATTGGGAGTAATTCTTCGGAGAAGCCAGCTCTGTAAAAGCTCAAATAGTAGGTTCGATTCCTTCTACTCCCACTTAGGCGTATGGTGAAATGGTAAGCACAACAGTTTTAAGAGCTGTCAATTGCGAGTTCGAGTCTCGCTACGCCCACAAAAAGGAAGGACAAGCCAATTGGTGGTGGCCGCAGTCTTGAAAACTGTTAGGAGTTAATGACTCGTGTGGGTTCGACTCCCACTTCTTCCGCAAATAGAAAGTGAAACACATAGGATGTGTGCCTCCCTGCTAAGGAGTGCGAGGGTAAAACCTTTAGTTTCGAATACTACTCTTTCTGCAATGCTTCTCAACGTAGGTTGTGTCAATCGGTCTCCAAAACCGTATTGTAAAGGTTCGAATCCTTTGAGTTGCGCTATTGGGAATATGGCAGATAAGGTTATTGCGGAGGACTGAAAATCCTTAGGAGTTGGGTCGGTACCAACTGTTCCCACAAATATCAGGAATGCTGATGGTGAAGCGAATGGATTGCAAACTCATTTTTATCGGTTCGATTCCGATTCCTGATTCTAAAATAGTGACTCATAAGCGATTCGAACGCCTATCCTCGGATTCGTAGTCCGAAATTCTATCCATTGAAATAATGAGCCTTATGGTGCGAAGTGTGGGAGTCGAACCCACAAAGCTACAATATTCTAAGTATTGCCACTATTCCTTTCGTTGTTAAGCCAACTTCGCTTTAGGGTGTAATGTGAGAATCGAACTCACGTTTTTTGCTTCACAGGCAAACGACTTAACCGTTAGTCCAAAAACACCATTTGTAGGAGTATCAAGAATCGAACTTGAATAACTAGAGTCAAAGTCTAGTATAATAACCATTATATCATACTCCAATTTGCATTCCGTATGGGAATCGAACCCATGTCTCCTGATAGAAAGTCAGACGTGTTAACCACTTCACTAACGGAACTTTTTGTCTAATAGTCAGGATTTGAACCTGAGTACTCCTCCTTCCAAGGGAGGCATGAAACCGTGCTTCGCTACTAGAAATAAAAAAAACCACTCTGATTAAGAGTGGTTTTTAAGTTTTTATATTGATAACAACACTATACAGAAATTCCACCCATAAGTAAATTATGTTGCGGAAGGCGTTCAATATTATTTTTAATAGTTTTCATGTTGCAAACATATAAAATATTTTTTATATATACACTATGATTTAAATATTATATTACATTAAACTTTTGTTGTTCTTTATTTTTTATCTTTGTTTTAAAATAATTAAAGATGATTTCTATCAACAAATTCCGAAATACAATACTGTTCTTGCTTGAAAAGAATAATCGTGGTTTTTTGGGGCCACAAGTTCTTGATTCATTTGTTGACTTGGCTCAAATTGAAATTTTTGAGAATCTATTTTTTCAATACAACAAATGGCTAAACAATCAATCAAGACATTTAGCAAATACAGAGTTTGCGGATATTCCAAAAAACATTAAAGAACAGATTGATTATTTTTCTGAATACTCAACGACAGGGAATTTCACGTATGATGCTCCAAATGATGTATGGAAATACAACGGAACTGATATTTTATACAGAACAGAAGGATTGTCGTTGGTAAATTCTTCTGGAAAAAAAGTAGATATTGAGGAAGTTTCTAAAGGTTCCGCATGGAATAACATGATAAACTCAAAAATAAATCCACCATCTGTGACATTTCCTATTTACACAAAAATAAAAGATGGGTACCGTGTTGCTCCAAAAGCAACTACAGGATATAGCGTTGAATTATTTTTCATAAGAAGACCAAAGGCTCCAAAATGGACTTATATCGAAGATGCAAACGGAAATCCATTGTTTAATGCTGGAGCGTCCGATAGACAAGATATAGAATTGGATGAAAGTTTGTTTTATCCGCTTGTAATGAAAGTAATGTCGTTTTGTGGACTTTCAATACAAGAATCAGAAATATTAACCGCTGCAGCAAATGCAGAAATAGCAATCGATCAGAAGCAATCATAAGTTATGAGTTCAATGAATCCTGCCGAATATTATGAAAATGAAGACAACCATGGTAGTTATCAATACGTAAACCTAGAGGAGTTGGTTATAAATTTCTTGACTGACTGGACTGGTGACGGAAAAATTTTAAATAAAGTGTCTCGTGCAAAAGTTATAGCCAAATTCAAGCAAGGGATAAAAAAGTTTAACATGAACGCATTGCGCGCGAAAAAAACTGTAGAACTAGAACTTGGAGACACTTTAGATATTATTATGCCCCCGGATTATCTCAATTGGGTGAGAATTTCTTATGTGAACCCAGAAACAGGTGAATTGATGGGTTTATCCAGAAATGACAAAATCCCTATGGGAAGTGCGTACTTACAAGATGATAAAGCTGATATTCTTTTCGATGATGAAGGATTTATTTTAGAAGGAACTACGTATTATGATGAATTAAATGACACAATAAACTTAAACAAAAGAACTTTTTTAGGTTATATGGATTGTGGATGCATCGGAAATTATGTCGGATATTGGGGTGGTTACGGGTATGATTATTCGTATATGCCGACTCCTCCTCCTACAAATTTTCTTCTTGACCCGTCTCAAAATGCAAACGGTTATTTCAACATAGACCAAGAACAAGGCAGAATTCATTTTAGTTCAGATAATGCGAGTAGAGTTATAATGCTTGACTATATCTCAGATGGTTTGCAACACGCAAAAGATACTGATGTAAAAGTGATAAAACTTGCAGAAGAGGCTCTTTATAATTTCGTTAACTACGAATTAATGAAGACTCTGAATAATGTTCATATGTATGAGAAACGAGATGCTAGAAGAGCATGGGAAGCGGAATACAAAAATGCTAAAATAGCAATGATGGATATTAAAATTGACGACGTTATGTTGTTTTTAAACGCTAAGAATCGATGGGTACATTAAAATTTCAAAACTTTTTCTCTAAGGGTACCGTAAATAAAGATTCTGACGAACGTTTCGTTAGTCCTGATGAATTGATAGATGCGGAAAACTTTTTCGTTACTACGGTCGACTCTTCTGATATGGGAGTTGGAAAAAATGCATTAGGAAATGCAAAAAAATCCAATTACAACATTGTTGGGGGTAAAAACTATGGAACCGGAGTTGACAGCACCAATAATTTTATCTACAACATCGTAAAAGGTACACTGTACGATTACATCATTGAATACAACACTGAAACTGGATTATCTGAAATTGTGTTGCAAAGCACAACCGGAACTCGATTAAACCTAAAAGAAGGAGAACGCGTTATTAATGTTGATGTTATTTTCAGTGACAAGCCATATAATCCGGTTACTAAAGAAGGTGGAAATTTACTAAGATTCGATGGAGATAGCAATCCTCCAAGAATCATAAATATAAATCGATCAAAAACATTTGGTATCGATGGATTTACCGCAGATGAAATAATGCTTATCAAAGCACCCCCATTATATCCTCCTACGGTTGTACAAAAAAATACATTAACGGCATACCAAAACTTTATGACGGATAAATTCATCTCATTTGCTTATAGATATAAGTACAAAGATGGATATTATTCAGCTATTTCCAGTGGACAAGAATATACGTTTACTCCTGGAAGATTTGAATTAGATTTTGCTTCTTTTGAAAATAAGGGAATGCTGAATATATTCAATGCATGTGATATTTCGTTCAATACCGGACCACGAGAAGTTGTTGCTATAGACCTTTTATTTAGAGAAAGCAACAACACAGTTTTTTATTTAATTGACCAATATTTCAAAACGGAGGAATCTTGGGCCGACAATACTGTTCAAAGCATTCAGTTCGATAATAGCAAAGTTTATACTCCGCTTCCAGAAGACCAATTCTACAGAGTATGCGATTATATTCCTGATAATTGTGTAGCTTCTACAGTGGCTTCAAATAGAGCTTTTATTGCCAATTTTAGACAAGGACATGATTTGATTGACAAGAATGGAGATAATGTGGTCATGGATTATACTGTTGATTTGATTTCGAATGACTTCAATTCTACAGATGCCGTTGTAACCCAAATAAATTCAACTTCTCCTTTTGACGGCAGTACAATTGTAAAAGGACGTGTGAGATTTAATTTTACGGATGCTATTTTAACCAAAGGTTCCGTAATATTTTTGACTTTTAACATCAATTCTTCGTTTATAGCAGACGGAACTCCATATACTGATGTATTTCAAAATACGTATAATTTTATTTTAGAGGAAGATTACAGCAATATTGAAGATTTGATTTTAGATACTGCGAATGGATTTAAGACAAATTTGGAAGGATATTTCAGTGAATACTTAAAGACTACATCATTGCAAATTCCTGCTGATACAATTATTCCGTTTACTTTTAATGGCTTTTTGCTTTCGGTTGTAAATGCAAATACTTTTGATGTTACATTGCCTACAGTCAGATATGAAATAGACAAATCTCCAGACCCTAATGTATTCGCAAATGAATATTTCAAAGATGTTTCAACTGTAGGTTCGTCAAATACTATTGCAAGCAAAAAATCAATGAAATCTTATAGAAGTTATGAGGTTTGCATGGTTTACTTGGATGATAAGAATAGGCCGACTACCGCTTTGACAAGTGCTACAAATACAGTTTTTGTGCCAATTCAAAATAGTATAAAGCAAAACATCATAAACGTACATATTCCGACAACTCAAAAACCGCCTGTAGGATTCAATACATATCGTTTTGGAATTAAGGAGAACCGAACGCCTTATGAAGAGATTTATGCAAGTGTTTTTTATAAAGACGGTATTTATAGATGGGTAAGACTAGACGGAGGCAATAAAAATAAAGCATCTGAGGGAGATATGCTTTTGGTAAAAAAAGATATATCAACTAGCATGTCAACTGTTGTTCAGACAAAAGTTTTGGAATTACGATTTCAAGAGGAAGATTTCTTGACCAACAACAAAGATGAAAATGGAAACCTTATTGTAGAGTCTGCAGGAACTTATATGAAAATAAAACCTGAGAATTTCACAATTGATTATTCTGACGGGGAGTTTATTTATTTGGAAGATAATAGTGCTGTAAAAAATGATAGGCCAATTTCTGTTTTGGGAGGAGATGCTTTTTCTAAGCCAACAGCTACTTCTGGAGTTTTTACGGATGTTCCTATATTGCAAGGGTCTGAATTGGTAATCAATCTTCATAGTGATTACCACAGGGAAAGCCAGCAGAATGATTATAATAAAAGCTTTATAGTTAATGATAATTATGACAATTTTGAAGACTATTACAATGCGGAACTCGCAGGGATAGCTTTTATAGGAACTTCTGGGCAAGAATTCAATAAGTCAATAATTAGAGACCCAGCAGGAACAGGGCAAATATTTTTAAGAATTGAAGGAACCGCTGCCGGAAATGGGACAACTAGACGAGGATTTTTAGATGCGAATTTGACTTTGCGTTCTGTGAGTGGATTTTTCGTATTTGAAACTCTCGGAAAAGAGGTAAACAACAACTTATTTTATCTGACTCCTGATGTATTTACTATAGTAGATGGAGAGCATCAATTTGTTGACCATGTTTTGGCGAAAACTTTTAATTGCTATGCACAAGGAAATGGAGTCGAAAGCCACCAAATAAGAGATGCATTCAATGAAAAGTATGTGAGTATCGATTTTACCCCTACAGCAGTAAATAAAGATGGATACAGGCTTGAAAATAGATATGCGGATATTACGTATTCCGGCATATTTAATTCTTCTACAAACATAAATAGGTTGAATGAATTCAATTTATACACAGCTAATTTTAAAGACGACATTGACAAGTCTTATGGTCCTATTTATAAAATAAAAGGCATTGAAACTAATCTGCAAGTTTTTCAAGAAGACAAAGATTCTTTCGTGTTTTACGAAAAAGATATGCTTTACAATGCCGATGGAACATCAAATCTGTCTAAAATAGACAAAGTTTTAGGTTCTCAAGACCTGTATTTGGGAGAATATGGTATAAGTTATCATCCCGAAAGTTTTGATATATATTCTGGAACCATATATCATACCGATACAAAAAGAGGTGTTGTTTTGAAGAAAACAAATAATGGATTATTCGAAATATCTAGCCAAAAAATGAATAATTATTGGAAGAAAATGTTCCGAAACAATACTATCAATCAGATATTGGGTAAATACGACCAATACCACGATGTATATGTTTTGAATGTAAAATATAATTCCGATCAATACGTTACATGGATTTATTCAGATTCTGATGATGGGTGGCTTGGAAGGATTACTTTCAACCCAGAAGATATGTGTCGTGTAAATAACAAATTTTTCTCTTTCCATGAGGGGGAAATTTATGAGCATAACCAATCTACAAATAGAAATACTTTTTACGGCATAGAATATCCTAGCAAATTCACTATAAATTTTTCTCAAAATCCTAGCGAGAGAAAAATATATAAAAACATTGAATTTGAAGGAACTGATGCTTGGGAAGTAGAATTATTGACTGATTTGGAAACTGGATTTATAAAACAAGATGATTTTGTGAAACAAGAAGGTGTTTTTAGGGGATATACTCGAACATCAAATACGGTAATTGATAATTCAAGTTTGTCCGTTCAAGGTATAGGAAACTGTACAATAACAGGCCTTGTTCTTAATTTTTCATTCAAACTAGAAGGAGAAATTTCTATTGGAGACAAAATAGTCAACTTGAACAATCAACTTGTTGGAACAATTCAAAACAAAACAGAAAATTCCTTAACTTTGAACTCAATAGCAAATATTGTTTCTGGTGATTATGTGATGTGTGCTAAATCGAAAAGTTCCGAAGGAAATGGATTACTAGGTTATCACATGCAAGTTTCTGGAACATTGACAAAAAACACCAAAACTGAATTGTACGCAGTAAACACAGAAGTAATTAAAAGTTACGTATAATGAACAAAGAAATTTCAGATAAAGTTTTAGGAAATTCAATAGATGAACTGGAAGCGGTAATGCTGAACAACTTTCCTGTTATTGATTGTCCGGTGACTAACCGATTTACTGACGGAATGTATGTGAGAGAGATTTTTATGCCCGCTGGCGCATTAATCACTTCAAAAATTCATAAAACACAACACCAATACTTCATTCTTCAAGGAAAAGCAATAGTTTGGATAGATGGAGTAGAACAAGTTTTAGAAGCTCCGTACATTGGAGTTACAGAACCTGGAACCAGAAGAGTTCTTTATATCGTTTCTGATTGCATCTGGGCTACATCACACCCTAATCCAGACAACGAAACTTTAGAACAAATCGAAGAAAGAATTATTGAAAAGAATGATAACCCATATTTAACAGAAGATATGAAAAAGATGATTTATAAACTTCAAAATACTGATAATCAATGTCTTGGGTAGCTGTTGGGGTTGGAGCAGCCACAGCGATAGCTGGGGGTATTCAAGCAGGAAAAGCTAAAAAGGAGAAAAAGAGAATTGCCCAAGAAGCAGCGAACATGAAAGAGGTTCCTCTGGAAAATATCGCTAATCAATTGAAGGTTTCTACTTTGGGTGCTAAAAACAGACAGGAAGGACAATCTGTATTGGAAGCCACACAAGTTGCTGCGCTTCAAAATGCAGGAACAAGAGGTATTATTGGTGGTTTAGGAAATGTTACAGCAGGAAGTCAAGCTGTAAACAGGGATATTGCTGCGGATTTAGACCAACAACAGAAAAATATAGAAATGTTGAAAGCGGAAGACGCTTCAAGAATTCGACAAACCAAAGAAGAAAGGCAAAGAGCAAAACTAGCTGCGCTTTCTAGTCAATACAATGCCGCTGCAGATGCACAAGCACAAGGAACTGCTAATGTTATTAGCGGATTAGGAACTGCTGCGAGTTCTGGATTAGCGGCTAAAGGCACAAGCACAAGTAAAGTGCCTAAATTTACTGGAGCTGGTTCATCTGTTCCTAGCACAATAGGATGGAAATCTAAATATTATTAATTATGGCAGGACCAATTGGAGGCTCGGCAGGGTATTTAACTTTAGACCCGACTAAAAATTATGTTGGACAAGCACTTAGTGATGTAAATGATACAGTCACTAGATTTCGTGCGGAAAAACTTCAAAGGGAAAGACAAAAAATAGAAGACGATCGTTACGAGCAAGAACAAAGAAGACGTGATTTTAACGATGCACAAGATTTCAACGAAAAATATAAATATATAAGTACCGGAACTGGATTGGATTCTTCAAATAGACAATCGGTAGAAAACGCCAAGAATGCGTATATTGAAGCTCAGGAACAATATCAAAGAACCGGAGATAAAAAATATTTGGCTATTGCGGGAAATGCCATGAATAGTATCGGTAATATCAATGAGATGCCCAAAGCTTTAAACTTACTTACTGATAGTTGGATTAAAAATGAAGATAGTTACAATCCTACAAGTTTAGCGTCAAAAAAGAAAATATTAGAAAAAATGGTTAATGGAAACATCATGCAAAGTAATGATGCAAATGGAAATGCCAGATATACTCTTATTGATAAGGACGATGATGGAAACGTAACTAAAGTTTTGTACAAAGACTTAAACCGAAAACAATTAATGGATTTATTAACTCCAGTTGATAAATTTAATGTTTCTGGTGAAAAAGGACTAATCGACCAATACCAAAAAAGTGTTGGAAAAGAGCGAGAAGTTAAAAGCATTGTTGGAAATAAAGAAGTTACCACAAAATATACTCCAGGAGCAGATGAACTAGCAAAATTAATGGCAAAAGAAAGATTGTCAGACAATTCAGCTATGTACTATGGTCTTGAACAATTAGGACTTGACCCAGAAAATCCATCTAATTATTCTGACCCTGCTATTCAGCAACAAGTGTCTGACTATCTTGAAGGAGTTATGAAAAGTACTACTCCATCTACAAAATCAGAAGAAGCAGACTACAAAAAAGCAAATTATGAATTAGCTCTTCAAAAGGAAAGAAATGATGAAGCACAAAGAAGAATAGATAATGCCAGAAAAGCGCGCGAAGAGAAACGAAAAGAACTTGAAGAAAAAGCTAAACAAGCTAAAATAGGTAGTCCAAAAACTGTTTCTAGTGATGGATATACCGAAAATGGTGTAAAAGTATCAAAAGGAGACAAGCCTATTCCTGTTTCGGACAAAGGAACTAAAGATGAAACTGGATTCAAAAACGCTTTAAAAGAAGTTGTTGTGCATAAAGATGGTTCATTGACTTATTCTTTCGAGCAAGACAATCCAGAAGACTGGGTATTGACTGCAGAAGGAAAGGCTAAAGTAGCCAAAGACCCTAATTATAAACCAACAACAAATGATTATATTCCTCAAAAACCACGCAAGGCTAATTACAAGACAAGTGGTAAAAATGCGAAAGCGAATGAAGTTGAAGCTGGAATACTTACGATAATCAATCCAGAAACAGGAACGTTTTTCGAAAGCACAGTAGAATCGGATGATTTCTTTAGAAGAAAAGCTGGAGTTCAAAAAACTACGACAAATGCTGTTAAACCAATACAAAAATCAAGACCAAAACAAGTCGTTCAAAATGGTATAACATATACGTGGAACGAAAAAACTCAGTCATACGAATAATTATGGAACAACCTAAAAAACCTAAATTCGACCCAAACAAAGCTTATGATGTAGTGCCGGAAGAAAAACCAGCATTCAATCCTAATTTGCCTTACGATGAAGTAAAAAAAAAAGACTCTTCTACATATTCTTCTCAAAAGAAAGAGTCGGATTTGGTACAGAAAACTGGTTCTTTGGATGGACAAAATATTAGTGGTTTCCCAGAAATTAAAAGTTTTAATCCTTTAGATAAGTTTTTGCCGAAAATAACTAATGATGGCAGAAATAAAAAAAGAAAAGAACAGCTTCAAAAGGAATTATCTATAATAAAAGTTACTCCCGAAAACATGGATATTGTCTCGTCTAAAACAGACGAGCTTTCGGCATTACAAAAAGAAGAAGAAGCTGTTAAAAAAGCCGAAACAAATCGTAGAGTAAATACACTAGAAAATTCTTTCTATAAAGCCACAAAAGACGATAATGATGAATTAGTTGCTGAACAAAGGCTTGATGATGCTGTGAATGTAAAAGGATTTTGGAACAACGTTAAGAATATATCTAAAAAAGCATATAATTCAGCCTTACAGAGTGTTGCTGTTTCAAATCCAGGCGCACTCGGACTTATAAAATATTCAGCAGATACCGACCCGTTAGCTAGTGAAAAAAAGCAAGTTTTATCGGAAGCAAAACAATCAAATGAAAAATTAACTGATTCTGAAATAACAGATAGAGCTAAATCTTTATTCAAAGAAAAAGAAAAGTACAATTTGTTTGTTGATAGAGCCAATTCTTTTCTAGATAATTTAGACCCAAAAGATAAAGAAGTTTTAAGACAAGATAGGGCTTTAAAATCCGAACATCTACAGGAAGATAATTTAAAACGACTAAAAGTATCTTCTGCTATAAAATCAGTTGCGGAAAATAAAATTTCTCAATATAAAAATTTAAATTCTCAAATTGAGCAATTAAATAGCCAAAACAAAGCTATTCCAGAAGGATTGATTCAAGAACATCAATCATTGAAAAATCAGATTATAGGATTGGGAAATGACCTTAAGAAAAATGAAGACTATATCCAAAAGAATAGACAAGATTTAGGAACTGCCCAACAAGAACTTGATTTATTTAAACGTGAATATGGAGATGCTGAAAATATATTAGGAAATATTGGAGCAAGTGCAGGTGAATTAGGCTCAGGACTTCTTGGGTTTTTAGGATATACTGCGACTATGAGTGGAAATCCTATGAATATTGCACTTGGATTAGAAACTTCTAAATTATCCTCGGATATTTCTAAAGGCATTGCTGAAAATAGAGAGTTTTTAAGAAAACCCGTTGAAAGTATTGAGAGTCCGGAAGGATTTGTCAACTATGCTTCTGACTTGGTTGCTAATCAGTTGCCTATATTGGCAGTTACAGCGACTGGAGCAGGTGGATTAGCTACCATAGGCGCATCTTCTACTGGACAAAAATATACCGAAATGAATGATGAAGTGATGTCTGGAAAAGCCTCTTATTCTCCTTTTCAAATGGCTACTGCTCCGCTTTTATATGGTGGTGCGGAAGTCATATCAGAATTACCTACCATGAATATTCTGAAAAAAGGTGGACGTGTATTTGAATCAATTGTAAAAGGAGAATCTGATTTAATAAAAAAGTCAGCATTTGAAAATGCAAAAGAGTGGGCTAAAGATTACGGTATAGATATGTCAAAAGAAATGGCGGGAGAACAATTTACAAATTTCGCTCAGAATTTCAATGACAAATATATTTTAGGCAAAGACGATGTAAATTTGCTTGACAACACAGGACAGGTATTCAAAGATACTTTTACTCTTACATCTATTTTAAAAGCTTCTCCTCACGTTTTTGGTGCAATTGTAAAGCCTTTTCAAACAAATACAAGTTTGAATACTTTAGATGAAAATTCTAAGAAAATAATGGAGTTTTCCGCACAATTAGAGAACGAAAATTTGACTGATACTGAGCGTCAAGTAATCCAAAAACAAATTGATAAAGCCACTATTCAAAATTCTAAAATAATGGCTAATACTATTTCGGATGTTGACAGCATGAATCCAGAATTATACGATGAAGTAGTCAAATTAAATGGAGAAATCGGAAAAATAAAATTCCAAGCAAAAGATATTAAAGACGGGAATTTAGAAAACAAGCAAGAACTTCTTAATGAATTAAAAGGGGAATATTCTGCATTACAGAATAAGCGTACTGACATTATTGAAGGAAAAACTACGGTTGTTGACATATTGCCATTGCCGGAGCAAGAAAAATTAAAAAGACAAGCCTTAAATGAACTTACAAAAGAATTAAACCCTACAGGAGAAAAAGACTTGACTATCGATAACGAGCAAATAACTGAGCGTGCAAATGAAATTTACAATAAATCAAAATCTGAAAAAATAAATGAAGTTGCTCCTGAGGTTACTACAGAAGAAGTCGAGTCAAAAACCGAAATACAAAAACCAACAAATGAAACACAAGAGGTCAAAGAGGTAGTTATTCCAAATCAAAAAACTCCAAAAGGCGTATTAGAAAATAATAAATATACATTGAATAATGGGGAACAATATAATATAAAAATATATGATGGAATAAATGGGGAAGTAAAATCGTTTGATGATCGAAAAGATAAAGACAGACTGTCTCTTGTTGTTGCAAATGAAAAAGGTGAAAACATTGCTCACATAGCATTCTGGAAAGATATAGATGGAAAATTTTATTCTAACAACACTAATGTAAATGAAGGTTATAGAAGAAAAGGAATTGCTACTGCAGTTTATAATTATGCGGAATCTTTAGGCATAGATATTAAGCCGTCTCAGACCCAAACAAAAATGGGGGAATCATTTTATAAAACTAGAGAAAAGAGAAAAGAAGATGCAGACTATAGTCCAGAGGATATAATAAAAGAGGAAACTTTTGATTATAAAACAGGAGAATCTGCGGTTACGCTTGAAAAAAATCAAAAAAAAGTTATAGATGAAATAGACAAAGTTGTTGATTTATCTAAGCAAGAGCAGAATAAAACCATAGAAAAAATAGATGAATCAGCACAGGAAGAAGATATTAAGGATAATGGAGGAGTTTCAGCTGGAGTTAAGCCAGTGGATGAAGTACGAGTTACCGAGCAAGAAGATACTTCAAAAGAAAGTGTTCCAAAACCCGTTGAACCTAAACCAAGTGAAGCAAAAGTTGAAGTAGAAGAAAAAACTCTTGAGAAAAAGAAAACTTTCGTAAGAGAACCCAGAAAAAGAACTCTTCTTGCTAGGATTAAAGAAGGTGGAAATGAGAAAGATATTACAGAAAGTTTAAATAGTCTAAATGATAGATACAATGTAAGAAATCAAGAAAAATCCGCACAACAAGCAGTATCTTTTGTAGATGAAGTCGGAACTGTAGAAGCCATTAATGCTTTGAGAACTCCTGATGCTATAAAAGAGACAGATACTAGAATGCTTGTGTATAATGAAGTTTTGGATAAATTGACTAGAGATATTGATGAAGCTTCTGAAAAAAATCCAGAAGATAGAAATGAATTGATTTCAATGTTTCAAGAATTATCTAATGAATTTGATAATGAAATCAGGAGGTCAGCACAAGGACTTTCAGTGATGAATTACATTTACAATAAAAATCAATCGTTAAAATATAATCTATCTAAATTAATTCGTGATTACAAAGCAAATGATGCCAATGGAGAAATTCCTGCAGAAGTAAAAGCAGAATTTGAAAGATTGACAAAAGAACTTAAAGAAGTTGAATCAAAAATAAAGGATGCTGAAAAAAGAGCTATAAAAGCCGAAGAGGAATTGGCTATAAAAAATATCCAAGAAGACATTAATCGTAAAAAAGAACTAGCTTCAAGAAATAAATCAGGTCTTACAGAAACTGAACAGAAACGTAAAAAGGAACTTAAAAATAAATTCTTCGGCAGGCTTAACGATGTAACAAGTATTGCTACAATGTTAGCCGACGGTGAATTCAGAGAATATTTAGGATTGACTTTTAAAGCGGCTAAAGGCGATTTAGCTAATTTCTCCAAACAAATTTTAAAAGAAATTGGTGATGGAGCAAAGAAACACATGCCTAAATTATTTAGTGAGGCAGAATCTATTTACAATGATGTTTTACAAAAGTCTGAGGCTAAAAAATCTGGAGAAGTTTCTATTGGTTCCGATGGGAAAATAAAAATCCCTGCTCAATTATTTAGAAATTATGTTGAAGCCGGAGAAACTGATATTGATGTTATTTCAAAAAAAATAAAAGAAGATATTTCGGAAGATTATCCAGATGTTGATGTTCGCGAAATTCGTGATGCATTGACAGGTTATGGCAAGCAAGTAAATCCAAATAAAGATGAAATTACAGGCAAAATGAATCGTCTAAAGGAATACGGAAGATTATTGTCTGCTTATCAAGATGTTTTAAGTAGAGAAATGCCTAAAAAATCTGGAATAATTCGTCAAAAAACTGAACAAAAGTCAAGAGAACTTCGAAGAGAAGTAAATAGGCTTGCAAAAGAATTAGGCCTTGAAACCATAAATCTAGAAGAACAATGGGCTACAGCAATAGATAAAATAAAATCTAATTTAAAAAATCAAATTGAGGACTTAGACAAACAAATTGAAAAAGGTGAAAAAAGAAAGGTTGAACGCACTCAAACCAAGCTTGATGCCGAAGCAGAAGCCTTAAAATCAGTTCGTGATGAAAAGAAAAAAATATTAGATGATTTAGTTGGGAAACCTGAACTGACAGAGGAACAAAAAATAGCTAGAGCAGAAAATGCATTAGAGAAATCAATCGCAAAACTACAAGAAGAAATAGATACTCAAAATATTGCATATCAAGAAAAACCAACTGCATTAAATTCAGCTAAACTTGAAAATTTAAGAGCGCAGAAAAAAGGACTTCTTGCTACAAAACAATTATTAAGAGAAGAAGCAGGATTGATTGAAGAAAAACGTCTTAAAACAGCTAAAACTAGGGTAAAAAAGCAAATTTCAGACCTAGAAGAAAGAATAACAAACAAGGATTTTGCTAAAAAAGAAGTAAAGCCAATTTTAGCCGATAGTGAATTGAATGAATTAAGAGCAGAACGCGAGGAACTTTACGAGCACTTTGAAAAACTTAAATACATTCAAGAACTAAAAGAAAGAAGTAAGGCGCGAAAGTTTTTAGATGCGTCTTTAGAGGCTTTAGGATTGCTTCGTGCATTAAAAGCATCTTTGGATTTAGGATTGATAGGTATTCAGTTAAGAGGATTTACTTACTCTGAATTGTTTAGAAGCCGTAAAGAATTGGCTAAAAAGTTTTGGAAGCTTTTTGGTGCTATTGGTTCCCAAGCGAAAGCCGATAAAGCAATGAAGCAATTGGTAGGACATCCACTATTTCCATTAGCAAAAAAACTAGATATTGGGATTACCCAGCCGGACCTTAGACAAGAGGTTAGGGAAGAAATGGCTTCTGGAAATTTATTAAGAACAATATGGAATAGTCCTTTTATTTTGGCTAAAAAAGCCGGATTAGGAAATTTTGGAGATGCTAAAAAGAAATCTTTAGGAGATACCATAATTGATGAATACAAAAAACAATATAACAAGTTTGCTAAAAATAAATTTGATATTTCTGAAAAAGAAAAGTTTTCGAGAGCAGAACAATTTAAAAATGCAAATGTTTTTGAAGCTATAGAAAGAGGATTATCTGCTTATGGAAATCAATTAAGGTTTGAAGAATTTGTCCGAGGAGTTGAGAGGCTAAAAGCCGAAGGAAAAGATGAATTAAATCATCCAGAAGACTACAAAGCACTTGCAAGTTATATCAGAACTTTTTCTGGTCGTGCCAAACCAGCAGGATTTGAAATGAATCAGAAATTGCTGAACGTGTTTTTCTTCTCATTCAAGAATGCTGTTTCTGTATTTCAACAATTGAATCCAGTGTATTATGCTATGCAACACATGAGTTCTTCTGATTTTAAATCTGGTAAATATTTCAAACCATCCGTAGCTAATAAAATGGCTATGGCAACAATGCTTAAATCTCTAACATCTTCTTTAGCAACTATGATGTTTATTTTAGCCGCATATAATGCATTAAAAGACGATGATGATGAAGAAATGACTGTGGAAACTGACCCAACAAGTTCAGATTTCGGAAAAATCAGAAAAGGTGATATGAGATATGACCCGTGGGGAGGATACGTGCCATTGATTACTTTATATGCCAGATTATGGGAAGAAGAAGTAAAAAAAGCCGATGGAAGCAAGTATAAATTTGGAGAACAACCTTTTGGCATCCAAAGTAGAGGAGATGCAGCAACTAAATTTTTGGTAAACAAAGAATCTCCAGGATTTCAAGCATTCCATCATTATATGACTTCTGTAGAAAAACCTAATCCAGAAACAGGCGAAATGGAAAGAGTGAACAAATTTGGAGAAAAATTATCCGAAGACGAAGCATTCTCATTATATCCTATTTTCTTAGGTTCCGTTAGAGATGCTATAAAAGAAGACCCAGATGCCGTTAAATCAATATTAACTGCTTGGTCTGTATTAGGATTAGGAAACGTTCAAAATTATAAATCCAGTGGTGGTTCTAAAAAAGAATCAGGAGGAAAAGGTTCTGGCCCGAAATTGCCTTCTCCACCAAAACCTCCTACTCCAAACTAAATTATAATAACACCCTAGTAAAATACTAGGGTGTTATTGATTTAAGATATTCTTCAAAATCTCTAAACAAGGTCAATCCCATTATGTCTTGTCTGGAAGCCTCAAAAGCAATTTTCAAATCTTCTTGGGAATATATTTTTCTTTTTTCGACAGGAATTTCGTTGAGTACTTTTGCATTGAAGTATTTTGACATTTCTTTCACTTCTTCCAAAAACCTTTCCTGTTCGTCTTCTCGACTTCTTCCAAGATATTCTACAACATATTTTAGTACAGGATTTGCTTTAGGTTGAGTAATACTTTTCAAGTCTTCTTTCGTCAATCCTGTAGATTTATCATTATATGCTTTCTCTATTGACTCAATTACTTCTGGAGTAACTTTTATTTTAGGAAAATCGAGATTTGCTATGCGTCTATTTATAGGTGTATTTTTAACTTTACACACTCCATCTTTAAAAATTAAATATTCAGAATCTATTGAATCGACTCCTGTTCCTAAATTTGAAGGGTTAGATTCTTTACATAAATTAGGGAATAATGTAAAAAACTCTATCGCTTTAGGGTCTGAGGTTTTAAAAGTTCCATCGTTAAAAGCGATAGTATTATTTTCTTCGAAAAAATCCACTTCCAATTGATTCAAGAAGCAATCCATTAAGAAATTCTTTTTTGCTTCTGTGTCTTCTAGCGAGTTTAGATAAGCGATTTGCTCTTTGTTTATTTTTATTTTCATAAATTTTATTTTTTAGGATTTTTTATAGGTAGCCAAGATGAAAAAATATAAAATGAGTGTTCACTTTTAATTTCACGATAGCCGGATATGTACTCTTCTCCTCCATCTCTTGACCAAATTGGCTCGGACTTTGAAGTTGGAGGAATTTCTTCTATTTTAAAATTAACTCCTTGGTTTTTCAACATAGTTTCAATTCTGCTAGGATATTCCTTAGAGACTAAACCAACAGTTTGTTGATTGTTTATTTTCTCCGCAATTTCCAAAACCATAGCAAGAGTCATTCCTTTTCTTCTAGGTTGTATTTCCGTTATTTGTGTTTTTTGCTTCATGTTGATAACATATTCTTAAAAATTCGTTTTCCACTTCTTCGGGAATGGTTCCGATATTGATGCTAAAACCTAGCGGACGGAGTTCCCTCCATTCTATTGAAGAATTGTTTCGGAGGAAGTTTCTCATGTCTTTTTGACGCTGTAGTAGTTCTGGAGTTACCGGAACCTTATCCATTGCTTTACGAGGCACTTATTTTATATTTTTCCATAACTACAATCCACGTAGAATAATATTCACCATCATTAGTTCCAGATACTTGTTTTAATATCCAACCCTCTTTCATTTTACCCATAATAAATTTTGATACATTTCCTGCATCTGATTCAGAATAAAAATATTTCACAATAAACGTTTTTGGAGTAGATGGCTTAACAGTCATTATGCTAACAGTTGTGGCAGAAACTAAGGTTATTAAGATAATTCCTAATGTAAAATAAAATAAGTTTTTCATAATTTATATAGTTTAGTTTTTAAAATAAATCAATTTGAACATTTGTTTGTTTTTTACTCTCGATAACTTCTATTCTTTCAGGATAAACTCGAATGTAATTATTGATGTTTATAACGAGTTGGCCTGTGAAGTTTTCACCATCAAGGCCAATATCCAGAAACTTTAGAATTTGGTTTCCGTCTTCATTGTAAAGAATGTTTTTCTTTCGATGATAGGTTTGTTCTGGATTTAACATCTCTAAGAAACTATCATTGGAGAAAGCAAAACTCTAGTATGAGTTTCTTCTAATAAAGCAGGAGTTTTTGAGGTGTTGAAATACATTACAATATCCTCTTCCAAAGTAGCTGAAATATTTCTCAATTGATTAATATTCAATCCAATTCTAATTTCGTTTCCTTCGTACTCAAAATCTGTTACATTCTCTTTTGCTGTGTGTTTCAGAAAATCATTTTCATAGGATAAAATCATTTTTTCTTTAGAAATTTCCATAATCAAAGACTTGCTGTCCTTATCAGAAATAGCTGAAAATCGCTTAATACAAGCAAAAAACAATTCTTTGTTTATTTTAAGGCAAGACTCTTTTTTGATGGAGTTCAGCAATTTTCCATAGTCTGGGGAGTTTACTGATAACTGCAAAGTTTCTATCGAAATATTATCAAAATAAACACAAAAGAAATTGCTATTGTATTTCAGTGTTACGTCTGAATCGACATTGATAGTTTGGCTGATAAATTTTGCCGATTCCGTTGTAAGCAAAATCTCTACATCATCTCCATTGTAGTCGAATTTCTTTTCATAGATAGCGTTTTTACTTATTCCAGCAATATTTAGTTTTCCTTCTTTTGATTTTACTACAACACGATTAAGATTATCTGTCAAAGCATCTACATACGGAATTGCTTTTCTGATTCCATCAACAAAAAGTTCTGAATCTACTTTGAATGATTCCAAGTTTCCTAAATTTGGACTTTCTGGAAAAATTATCGCTTCTTCTGTAGGCAGTTTGTAATCTCCAAGTTTTGATGAAATTTCAAGTGTATTCTTTTCAAAACTAAGCGACAAATCAATATTAGGCAAACTAGACAAAATGTTTTGCAAAAGCGATTTTGATACGCAAAAAGCGAAAGATTCAGTGCTGTCCACCTTCATGGTTATGCTTGTCCTAGTTTCTTGATTGTAGGCTGTTATTTTAAGCTCAGTTTCCTTCACTTCAATAAGTAGGTTGGTCAAAATAGGTAGTGTGGTCCTTTCTTTTACAACCGGAGAAACTACATTCATAGATTTTAAAAACTCTATGCTGTTTACTGTTATCGTTTTTTTCATTATGATATTTGTTTGTCGATGAATTTTTCTAGTTTGTCTAATCCAATTAAAGATAAATTATCAAATAGTTTCTCTAAAACTAGGTCACTAACGATGCTTCTATTGTAGCCAGCAGGATATTCAAAACGAACTTCTGATTCTGTTTCTTGTATTGTTTCGATCAAAGCTAATTTTTCTTCTTTTAAATCGTCAATTTTACTTTCAAGCATTGCTATAGAATCTGATTGCTCTTCGACGAACTCTATAATTGATTCTGTGTCAACATCAAATTCATCATGAATATAATTTAATTGCTCTAATACTTGGTCTTTCATTTTATTTAGTTTTTTATGTTAGTTAATTTTGAGTATAAGTCAATCGCTTTTTGTTTCTCTTCTTCTGGAAGTTTATGAAGAGTATAGGTGTAGGTATTTCCGAATTTATTTTGCTCAGTCTTAAATTCTTTTTCAAGACCTATTCCATGTGTTAAAACTAATTCAGAAACTCTTGTCCGATACCCTGCTAAATATGGAAATGTAAAAAGTGATATTTCGCCATATAAAATAAGTTGAAGAAGTACTTCTTGAGTATTTGTTTTCGGTGCGGTATAACCTTGTATTTGTGGTTTCATAATTTAGTAAGTTATAGTTAATTCTATTCTAGCATCAAATAATTCTTTTATTTCTACAAATCGACAAGTTTTTTCTTTTATGAATTGAACAGTATCTTGTTTAATCACATTATCTAAAACTAAAGTGTCATTTCCTATTTTGGTCCATAAATCGGCTAGGTTATCTAAATCCCAAGATGGAGAATAATCTTTTTTTGGTGGGTTCCAAGATATTCCATTTTTAGTTCTCCTCACGTCTCCATGATTAAGAACTGTATGAAATTCATAAAGAAGTTTTATGTTTCTGGAATCAATATTCAAACCTTTAAATTTAGGCTCAATATTATCCGAGAAATGTTCATGCAAATATTCAACAACTATTGCCCTAGAAAAATGATTCAAATTTCCATTGTAAATGGCTTGATTGTTTATTTTCATGTATTTGTCAGACTTTATTTTGTTTTTAGTCTTTCGCACATGAGTCAATAACGGAATTATTAGTTTTATTTCATTCATTTGATAGTCTGTTTAGTGAATAACCATTTTCTTTTGCCCACTCAGGATGCTCTTCGACATATTTATGCCCTTCACGAGACAAAGCAACCCAATACCGTTCATCTAAGAATAAAGAACCAATGCGGCCCTTTTTATGATGTATGTCAGTTGTTGGCTTTTTTGTTATAGGGCAAATTTTGTTTTCTGGCTTTCCAAGAAAAATAATTCTCTGTGATTGGTATTTTAAATTTTCTAAAGTCCGTTTATCTGAAACCTTTTTAATAGGAGTTGGCTTAAAAACCCTCTTTTTAGATTCAAGGCTTAGATATACTTTTTCAGCTTGTTTACACTCTGTTTCATTGCAATATTTCTGCAGAAAAAAGCTTGGAGTGAATTTTTGTTTACAATTCAAGCAACGCATATTGGTCTTCGATTTTAGTTTTTGGAAAGAAAAATTGAGTATTGAAAATAGTTTCTCGTGTGTAACCTTTTTGCATTTGCAGAACTACGGTTTGTATTCTTGCATAGTCAAAAGTTTTTCTCGGAAGCGGAGTTACTGATATCAGACCAAACTGTTTCAATTTACGCATACGAGCATCGGAATCTGAAATTGTAAACCACGGCATCAGCATAATTAAATTATCCGACATTTCCATACACTCATTCAAAATGTGATAACCAACTGCCATTCCTTTTCTTGGAATAGTTTGCGGAGCATTAGTTAAATCCGCTGATTTTGCACTAAACGGTGGATTTCCTACAATAGCATCATAACGATTATTTTTGTCATGTAAAAAATAGTCATTTGGTTCATAAACAGTATATCCTTTATCAACAAGGATGCTTGATATTTGCCGAAGACCTGGAGTTGGTTCCAGAACACTACTTACCCAATCTGGGAGTAATGATACCATGTATTCTCCAACAAAACTAGGAGTTTGAAAATTAGAGTCTATTATCATATTAAACGGTTATTAATTCTTCTTCTAAAACTTCTTTTGAAATCCACGATAATAGATTATCCGCAAATTTAGTATCTAGCTTTCTAAATTTTGTAGAGATAAAAACTTGGTCATTTCCATCATCTTCAAATAAATACTCTTCTAACCCCAAAAACAGTACTCCTTCATCAAACTCAAAATAATTAATAGTGACTATTTCATTTAATTTTGGTATGTTTGTTCCTTCAAAAACACCTATGCAAACTACTTTTTCTCCTACTTCAAACATGGCTCTACATTTATACCATTAATACTAATTAATTTTATTCCGAAAACCCACTTTCTTATTTCTTTGACTTGAAGAAATGCGCCGGATTCTGTTTTGTCTTTTATTTTTACTTTGGCGAATTCTTTTTCAAATTCTCCATGCCTGTACCAATATTCAAATTCGTATTCGTTCATAATTAACTATAATTTTCTTCACTATATCCAACAAATAACTCATACTCCAAATTAATGGTAAAACGCCACCCATATCCCCAATAATCATCTCCATTTTCTGTAGCGTTATTCCCTCCGATACTCCATTCTACAACTACAGTATCTTTTCCAATGTCAACATAATCTAAAAAACACCCCATATCAGAGTTTGGAACTTCTGCTTCATCAGGAATATTGTCAAATCTAGCGTACATTTCTAAAACATAATCAAAAGGTTCTTCATTTGATTTAAGATATTCTATGTAGTCTTCCGCTGTAGGGTAATATTTTAAATGCTCTTTTTTAATTGCTTCGTAAATACCCGAAAAATCAATGTAGTTTATTAAATCCATTTTTTTATTTTTTACTTGATAAGTAGTCATTAATAATTTTATTCGCTTTGTATTCGCTTATTTCAAATTCTTTGGCTATCAGCGAAACTCGATTGTCTTTACTGAATTTCCATCTATCAATTATTTCTTGAATAGTCTTTTCAGTTAAAAAATAAGACTTTGAACCGATTATTGGTCTTTTAGCCATTTTGATTTTATTTTGTATTTACGAAACTCAACATAAGCATGCTGTTTTTCTCTGCTCATTCTGTTTATCTGCATTATTCGCAACTTCAAAAACTGAATTTCATCCAATAACTTAAAAGTCATAACTTGAACTTCAAAATTAGAAAGATACGGGTCATTTTTTATTGTTGGCAGATAATCAATATAACTGTCCATTTGCTTCTGCAACTCTGAACCATAATTTAGCCAATTCATCACATAATGTTTTATTTACTTTCTGAATGAATTCCCCTTGAATTCGATTATGTTAAACATATCGAACATTCTGTCGTAAACTCGATTGCCATACTTTTCGCCAAATTCTTCAATTGCTATATCAACATCTCCTTCAAATCCTTCTTTGAAATTACAAGTAGCATGAGTAATCAATTTTCGGCTGTAGCGTTCTTCAAATATTTCTTTGAATAAATTAACTTTTCCGTAGTTACTAGCAATCTTTTCCGTCTTAACATCATCGAAAAATCGTTTTCCACGCCACATTCTAGCCTCAAATTCATCTCGATCAATATCGGAGTTGCATTTCTCAAACATATTCACAACTTCATTAGCCGAATAACCTTTGAAAGTAGTTGATTCTATCTCTTTGAATATATGCTCAAAAACTCGCATGGTCGAAGTTTTTCCGTTTCCGTATGTTCCAACAAGCAAAATACCTTTATCGAAGCTAGGAACGCTTATTTTTGATAAATTTTCGCATCCAAAGAATCTTTCATCTTTAGAAAAATAATAAATCAAAGGTTCTAAGTTTTTAATAGTAACATTTTCAACTTTGATAAATGGCCTTTTGTTGATGGTATGAAAATTAAGTTTAAATAAATCATACAGATGTTTTGCAGATATTTTAAACTCAACATCTTCTTTAGGCTGTTGAATCTTATCAAAATAGTCAAAATTAGCTTTAATCTGTTCTGGAGTAGCCTGAGTAGATTTAGCTTCATAAGATTCAATCTGTTGCTTTTGTTCATCACTTAAACTTTCTGGCTTCAAACTTTTCAAATGATTATATTTATTTACCCCTATGATTGACGAATTTTGTGGTTGTATTGCTTCCTGTGCCATTTGATTTTGCTTTATTAATATTATCTACCCATTCTAATTTGAATCCTACCCAATTCTTGTCAAGAGAAATTTTGAGTGCTTCTTCAATAGAGAACTTTCTTTTACCGCATTCTTCTACTAACGAATCAAAAGCAGTTTTTCCTAAAGATGCATTTTTTGATATTCGGTGGTTAACAAAATCATTCACCAAAACTTTGTTTGAAACTAATTTCAGTAATTCACTTTTATAATCAAATTCATTATCATCTTTAATTTCAATTACATCTTCATTTGCATTTTCAATTGCTAAATGCTTAAGCAAGGCTTTAAGCGAATCTTTAGCACAAACAAGATTTTTAGTTAATTCATAAACTTCTAATACAGTTTTAGATTTTAAAGAATTTCTTAAACTTATATAATCTGAATCATCAAGAATTGCTTTTGATTTTTTCCAAAACTGCCCTACAGTGCCGTTTACAGATTGTTTTTTAGCATATTCAAGCCTTTCCAGACTAATAGTTTTTAATTTATCATTAATCCACCCATTCTCTACTTGCTTAAATTTCGCTTCAAGGGTAGTTTTAAGGGTAGCTTCTGAAATTCCGTTACAATAAAGCAATACTCTTCTTAAATCCAAAGGAATTATATCGTTTTGATGCTGATAAATTAAAAGGTCAATGTAACAAGCTCTTTCCTCAGGCAACATAGTTCTCGTGCCTTCATAAAAATCTTTAGAATAAAATAAAAAAGCGGGGTCTTTACTCATTATTCACCATCCTTTCTGTGATTAGTTTTTTTTGCATAGTTTTTATTTTAAACTGTTAACTTTTTTCCACATGTTGCGTTTGGCTTGTCGGTTTTTGTTAAGTTTAGCCTGTTGTTGAGAGCTAATTTCACTTTTTCGCTTATTGGCAATGTTCCAGATAATTCATTGCATTTTCGATGCATTAAAACCATATTGTCCAAAGAATTTTTTCCACCAGAAGCCAAAGCTATTAGATGCTCAATAGTTATATCTTCAAACAATTTTAATCCACATAAGAAACAAATGTCTCCGTCTCGTTCTAGTAGTTTTCTTTTTTCTTTTCTATATGTAGTTTGTCTTAATTCTTTAATTGGTGCGCCATCCCATTTTTCAGAAGGATTTGAAAAACAAAAAAATGCATGTCTTGTATATTGATTAGAAGTTTTTCCCGACGAATAAACTACTCCGGTCTCTTTTCCTTTAAATCTGAGTAATTCATACTCGTTTGTGACAGGAAATATTTCGCACCCTCTAGCTTCGAGCCATTTTTTAAAAGATTGTATTTTTGAAGTTGCAATCATAGTTTAATATTTTAAATGAATAAACCCTTAAAAGTTTCGAGGTGGTGGCTCTACTCCTTTTAAGGGTTTGAAAAGAATGTCGTTAAATGTAACAAATCCACCACAGATATTACGTAACAAATATACATCTAAATTATGTAATACAAAAACATAATTGTGTAAATCATATTAATCTTCTTAATTCGCTTAAAATTTTGTCCTTATTTTTTTGATATAACGCATAGTTTCTTTTAGAAGGATGTATTAAAAAAGTAATGGGTTTTTCAATTTTCATAAGAGACAAATACTCCTTAGCGACATTACCTAAAACGATAATTGATTTACAATTTTCTACTTTTTCTTTTAAAGAAAGAGTCCAATACTCTACAAACATTTCCCAACTAGGTTTTTTATGTCCTCCGTTTTTATCGAATCCTGGAAATTGGTCTGTTACAGCATCAAAAGTAAATAGTTCCTGTGCTTTTTCTTTTGAAATTCCTATTTCTGAAAACCATTCATAAAGCATTGTTGTATCGTATGGTAATTTTTGCTGTACTGCAGGAGGGGCTTGTCCTATAATTAAAATTTTAGTGTTCATTTATCAAGTCTTTTTTATATTTAGATTCTCCGATTTTAACCGAATGCGTTCTCCAAGTTTTTACATTATGCTCTTTAACTGGTAAAACTAATATTTTTATCTTGTTACTAGTTTTCATTTCTTTTATTAGTTCGGTTAAATCATTCAGCGTTAATTCAATCCCTACTCTTCCAGATGGTAAATCTAATAGATTTCCATATCCAATATATCGTTCTGTGTTATCCATTTTTAAATGTAGTTTTTGCACCTTCTAAAACAGTTGGCTCGTAGCCTAATCTTTTTTTAGTGGATTTGAAACAAGCAACCCAAATATTATCTAAAAAATCTTCTTTTATAAATTCTACAGAAGCATGTGCTAAATGTAAAACTCCTTTAAAACCCACTTTTATATATTGTTTTTTAGGTAGTTTTACACAAAACAATAATTCTGAATTCGGAGCCTGTCTAGTTTTAACATGACTTTCTGGTCCAAAATATTGAACCCAACTCACTCCGTTTTCACCTTTGTATCTTAATCCAGTTGACTCTTTAGAAGTAATATCTAAATACATTCCGTTTTCTAATGCCCAATTTAAAACTTCTTCTTTTGATTTATTTTCAAAAACATAAGAAACTATAAAAGCATTTTCTGGAATAATTAGTTTTTCTGGATTAAAAACCCTCCTCCATCCAACTCTGTCAGGATTTTTCGCCATTATAGAAGCAAAAACACACCCAGTTTTTCCAGACTTTATGAATTTTAAATTTTTATCTTCCATTATTGAGTTAATTTAGTTAGTTCTAGTTTCAAATCTAGCGCACCACGTTTTATCGCGCCAGTTTCTTTACAGCCTCTGAGTATCCAATCACCATCGACTTCTATTCTTTGCTTTAAAAGTTTCAGTCGTTTTTCGAATCTTTTTATTTCGAATTCTACGTCAAGTATGTCTTCTAGTGTCATAATTCCTAGTTTTCAGAGTGAATATTACCTATTACTTCAATATCATTTCCTAATTCATCTAGGAATAATTCTTCGCCATCTTCTGGATGTTTATAAATTGACATAAAAGCACCTTCTTTAAACTCAATATAAGAACAGTATCCAGGAGCACTTCTAATCCAATCTCCTTCGTAAATTTCAGTTCCGTTTTTATCTTTTAAGCCTATGAATTGTCCAATAGTTTCTGGAATTGCAAAATAAGTGTCTTGACCGTCCTCAGTAGTTATATAATAAGTACCCGAAAAGTCTTTTGATAAATATCCTTTATTCCATTGTCCGGTTTTATCTTTTGCTCTAAATTTAATTTCTCTCATATTTTTAGTTTTAATCGTTACTTGAATAATCACTACTGCTTCCAGAATCATAGCTTGATGAATCTGAACTCCCCCAATCTCCACCGGAACCGCCTCCAGAATAACCTCCACCGCCAAAACCTCCATCAAATCCATTTGAATGAGAGTGACTGTCTGAATCGTATGAATCAATTCCAGAAATATGCGACTGCGAAGGAGAATCATCAAAAATCGTACTTGCAATACCAGCGGTTATTATATCGTCGATAATTGTAGAATCTATTCGTCTTACTCTTTCTACTTCATCGTGAGGAGATTCGTAAGGAGGTAGTTTTCTAATAATTCTGCCTTTACTTTTTTCCAATGCTTTTTGATAACTTGGATGTAATACATCAGACGTAATTTGTGTTGTTTCTTTTTTAGATTTAAAGAATGGAAACCATTTAAATATATTCATAGCTTCAAGTTTTAGTTATTACCATTTAAAGTGATTGTTTTGTAATATTCTCTAGCGAGTTTTACTGCCTCTTTCATTTCCTTCATTTTTTCAGCATCACGATAGAAAATAAAAGTTTTGACTCTTTCTTCTTTAGTGAATCTATTTCCTTCTGAATAAACCAAATTTAGGTCTATTTGATTATATATGGGTTGCATCATTGTTTCCAGATTTGCTTGTTCTTCTTCATTCATGGTATCTGAAAAATATTTTCGCCATGCAAACTCTTTTTCTTTGGCGACTAAATGAGGAGGACAATCAACTAAACAATATCTTAGATGAAACTCGTCAGCATCCCAAAGTTCCATATAGATTCTCCCTTGCCATTCGTAATTTGCATTTGATGTGGCACACATGAAAGTTTCGGCATCCCAACTACATTTTACATCGTGAACAATTTTTTTATGCCCTAAATCCTTGAAAATATCACATTCTCCTTCATGGTCTTCATTTCTTCTGCGTTCTTCGTTTTTAGAATAGTGCAATCCGTCCACGTCAGAAATCAAAGCAATTGCATCTTCTTCATTGAAAACTCCCTTATCAAGAAATTTGGACTTTATTTCTTTTACGATTTGCTTTTCATTTTTAAGCCAAACTTTACGAACAAATGCCTTGGCAGTTTCAGAAAGTTCTGGTGGAGCATCACGTTTAGCAATTAATTCAGCTAATTCGTCAGGTTTTTTAGTACCTACCCATTTAACCTTATTGCCATTAATATTAACTCCAAAATCTCTTTCGTTTTCTAACTCAGTTATTCTTTCTAGTTGATTTTCAGTAATTCCTGCTCCTTGTTTCTTTACAACTAGAGCCCCGCTTCCGGAGGCTCTAAATAATACTTCTTCAATAGGTGTCATAAGCTATAGTTTTTCTATTTCTGATTTAGCCCATTTTTTGAATGCTTCGAACTTCTCAGTAATTAAAGTGGAAGTTTCGTTTCCTGTGATTGGATTATCAGAGATACTAAAACTATCAACCCAAACAGTTAATTGTTTTTTAATAGGTGCTTTAGCTAGTTTTTCAGCTTCCAATTTCGCTTGTCTTTCCTTTTCTAAGCGTTCTGCTTTCGTCTTTTCTTCGGCTTCTTGTTTTGCTTTTAATTCTGACTCAAGTTTTGCCTTTGCTTCTTGTTCAGTTTTTAAAATAGCGTCTTGTTTTTCTTTTTCTTCGCGCGCTTTTTTATCTGCTTCTTCTTGAATGGCTTTTTGCTTTTCTTCCGCTTCGGCACGTTCTTTTTGCAATTGAGATTCTTTTGCTTCGGCTTCTTGTTTTAGCCTTTCATTTTCCAAACGTTGTGCTTCAATTTCTTTTTCAGATTCTTCTTTTGCTTTGTTTAGTTGGTTTAATATTTCTTGAAACTCCTCTTCTGAAAACTTAGAGTATCTAAAATCACCATTAACATCAATTATATTTGCAGAATAAGCAGACAAAGCAGATATTTCTTTCCATCTTTTGAAATGAAGGTCATTTTCCTTTTCTTTTTCGATACGTTCGTTCTCTACTCTTTCTGCTTCGATTCTGTCCGCTTCGATTTTATCTTCAAAAGCTTTCTTTTTTGACTCAAAATAAGGAATCCAAACATCTTCCGGCATATTAGAGAAATCTAGGTTTCCTAAGTCTTCGATGTAAGGTTTGATTGCTGTTTTTCGGTCTTCATTTAGTTTGACTAGACGCTCTTTCTCCTGGTTCTCGAAAAACTTCTCGGCTTCAAGCAGTTTTTCTTCCATTTGTTCGTTGACTAAACTTTCTTTACGTTTAATTGCATCAACAAATTGACCTCCTTTCAAATAAAAATCTTTATTGACTTTGTGCCATTGGTCGATTCCTTTTGTTCGATTATCACGAATTTTAAGACGTAATTCTTTGAATTTTGGAATATTTTCTGGAGTTACTTCAAGTGCTAAAACTTGCTTGTATGACTTTTCTAGTTCTTCTCTTTCGGAAAGAATAGTTGTAAGCCCAGAAGTGATTTCTTTTGCCTTTTTTGGCTCAATTCCAAATTCAGCGGAATCAATAATTTGTAATTCTGTTGTTTCTTTTTTCATAAATTAAAGTTTTTGTAAATAATCTAAAGTTCTTTGATAAGCCTTTTTCTGTTTCTTTTCGATTACATTTTTAATGCTGTCGAAATCATCTGCAGGAATTACATCCTTCTTTTCTTCGTACAAATCGAATAGTTTTTTTTCAAAATCTTCGGTTTTTGCCATTACGTCTTTGTTGAACACAACAACGCTATCCATTTCTTCATCCCTATTGAGATTTGCTCCGAACATCTTGCCAAGTTTTTTCGCTGCATTTTTTATGGAACGGCTATAAGCAATACCTACTCCAAGTTCTAGTGCGTTGGCTTTCATGGTTGCGTTGAAATTAAGTATTGTTGACCCAGCATCTTGTTGCAATGCTTTTGCTCCGATTCCATCGATTTTTCGGTATTCCTGAGAAATAGGACATTTGTACTTCAAACGAGAAACCACAATAAAGCTGTTTAAGTCGCGATAAGATTGCTTTATGATGAAATCTATCTGTCTAAAAAATACTTGACGCAAAGCTTCTTCAATTACCCCTACAGGAATGTATTCGTAGTCTTGTGCTTTGCTTGCGTTAATGCCTTTCTTTTTCATTTCCTCCATCATGTTTTTTATAACTAATGGTTCTTGTCTAAGAGCATAGTTAAGAATGGAAACTTTTTTCGATAAAGATTCAGCGTCTTCGATTTTGGATAAAAATGCTAGTCCATCAAATACCGGAAACTCAATATTTGATTCGTCGTTTATTATTGCTATTTCTGACATATTATTAAGATAAACGGGTTATAAATCCTTTAATTGATCTGAAAGTTTTGTCAGGAAAATTCTTTTTAGAATGAGTAAATATCACATCAAATGACCTACAGATGTAGTAATCATAGTCCTCCCAATTCTCTAAAATAAATTCCTTTTTACTGAAACTGTCTCCAATTTCCATTGAAGACAACTTATCAGAGACAATGCCCTGATAAGTTACTTTGTGTTTTCCCATAACTGTTATTTTTCTTCTTTATTAAAGTAACATAAGTAATAATACATCTGCTTTTGGTCGTCCCAACCCTTCTCGAAGAACTTTTCAGCACTTTCCGGATTAACAAAGTCAAGTTTTATTGTCATGCCGGTATCAAGAGAAATAGTTCCTTTCCATTTACGTCTAGCATCGGTTACTGCAGAGTTTGAAATAGGGAAACTTGAAATATCTTCGATGGAGTATTTTTCACCTTTATCTACTTTATAGTTTTTGAATTCTGAAATTAAATCAGGATTGTCAAGCACTTCATTTAAGTAGCTAGTTTCTTCAAATTCGTCATTTTTAGCAAAGTAGTTCATGGAACGATTCATGAACATGACCTCTTCTTTTTTATCCTCGGCAGGAGCAACTACTTCTTTAGCAAAATCCTGAGCAAATTTTAGATATTTTTTAGTCAAGAAATTTTCGTCATGGAAAGCATCAACACCAAGAAAATGTTCCAACCAGTATCTGGCATCATATCGGTTACTGTCGATAGAAAGCACCTTATATCCTTCTTCTTTTTTGTAATTGAAAATCAAAACTCCTTTGTCAAGTTTGTCTAAGGAAATTCCTTGTTTGAAATTCATTTTCAAGTTATTGTCGTTTTCGTCAATCTCCAAGAAATCAGCTTGAATCTCACTTTTGAATACACCAATCGCGTCAACCACGTTATTATCAATACTTAAGTTTGTTAAGTAAGTCACATAAACTTCACCCGATTTGATATGCGGATGATTTGAAACCTCATACAAATGCTTTGTAATTTGTTTTGATGCATCCACAATGCAATTTGGATTATCAAAAATCTGTGAAGCATATTTGTACATTTCGTTGTAGTCCAAATCTACTTCATGTGCAAACTGATAATAATTTTCTTCTTTTTCTCTGAATGGTTTAAAAAAGAACTCTTTAATTAATGGCTGAACTTCATCTTCTAAACGATAAGTTTCGTTTGATAGAAAAATAGGTTCGTTTCGGCTTTTGTTCCCAATCTTGTGGAGAACTAAATCATTGATTTGTAAATTAAATAGATTTATCATTTGTTAAATTTAAAGATTAAACAGGTTCTTGATTTTCGGGTTCTTCATATTCATTAAAAACACGGTCTATGATTGTGTTTAAATGGTGGCTATTTAGTTTTTCTGGTTTAATGCCTCTAAGAATATCTATTAATACCGCAAAATAAGCAACATCAACTCCAATTAATTGTTCTTCTAAAACTTCTGGATTTCTTAAATCCAAGTCGCTTACTTGAAACATCATCTTAAGCATTTCCCCGGCATTGATTGTCCAACCTCGATGAATGAATTTTTTAAGACGGATAATTGATGTAAGAGGATAAAGACTGCCTTGATATTTTAGAGTTTTTGTCAAAATCGATTCCAGGGCCAATTTATTTGTCACAAGTCCTTCATCAAAAGTAAAATAGTTTGTAGCATGGATGAAATCGAATGTTTTGTGAATTTGTTCAGAATCACCGTGAAATCTTAAAACAATCTGAATATCGTCAGTAAGAGAAATAGCGTTTTGAGAAAGAAATGATACTTGATATTTTAAAGGCTTTCCCTCTGAATCATTTTTCAAGTCTTTTCTCTCTCCAATAGATTGGATATTTAGTTTTACTTGGTCTTCTTTCAAAGTCTTAAGACGTACTCCCATTTCGGAATTATCATCTTCTATATTGTAGGCAGAATTTTCACTGTGATTTTCAATATATTTATCACGTTTTCTACCATCCAATATTTCTTCATCACGAACATAATATTTTGCTAGTCTAATCAAAACATTCATGTCTTTTATGTAAATATCATAATCGTTCACAGGAATGTTTAACAGCATAGAAGTTATAGAACCTCCCGATACAAGAAGATTGTTTTTAACGTCTTTACGTAAATCAGAATCAGTAATTGACTCTAGCCAATCTTCTAGTTTTGTAACTAGAATTTTTTTAATAGTTTTTAATTGCATTTGTGTTTGATTAAGTTAAATTGAATTCCATTTTTTATGCAGAGTTTCTGCGTGTTCTTGTTTGCTAACCTTATTGTAGTGGAGTAACATTTTACTGTCTTTGCTCCATCCCATAATTGTGGAAAGCACAGAGTCTTCTACTTTTCCGTAATTTAAAGTTGCGAATGATTTTCTTCCGACATGAGAACTGATTAATAAGTATTTCTTGTAGTATCCAAACTTTTTGCGCTTAAGTTTATTATCAAACAGTTTCCCATACATCATATTATCTATTCCGGCTAATTGGCAGACTATTTTTATATTGATGTTAAATTCAGTTTTGCTGATTTTTGGTGGCAAGTTCCCGAAATTAGAATCAAGTATGTTTTGAATTACAGAATGAACGGGTATGACTACTTTTGCTCCGGTTTTCTGTGTTTTAATTTTGATAAAACCATCTGAAATGTTCGAAGTATCTAGTTTTAGAAAATCTGACGCGCGCAATCCAGTGTATGCTGATATCAGAAAGTTTTGCTTAGTAATATCCAATTCATAGTGTTCCGAAAAGTCGTAATCGATAATTTTTTGAATTTCGGCTTCCGATAAATAAACTCCTTCTAAATCATCATCTTTATCAAAATAGATTCTTTGTGTAAACGATTTATCTACTTCGATATTGTGTTCAAGCGCGCGATTAAGGAAAAAGCGGAACCGGCCAATGTGTCTTTCGATTGTAGATACTTGGTAAAACTCAGTTTCCAGATAGTCGGCAAACGACTTTAAATCATTAATACGGATATTTCTTAGCTGTAGTTTTTCTCCGATTACTGCTTCATACTCCGAAACTATCTGCATAAACTTTTTGTACTGATTTTGAAGCGGAATACCCATTTTCTTTTTAGCGGAAACATTCCAATTATCAGCCTCGTTTTCGAGCCACCACAATGCAAAATCACATAGATAAATAGTGTGATTTGGATTGAATAGATTTGCTTCTTCTTTTGGGCGATTAAAGCTGTTTTTGATAACTTTTTCAAGCCACGCTTTGTCGGTCAAAATGCCTTTGCAAAAATCAGTATTGTATGCTTTAAGAATATCAGTTTTAAGTTGCTGAATAGAAATATTCACTTCTGGATTATCTATTACACTTTGATTTTCCGCATCCCATTCCGAATCATGTAACATAATATTTGTGCTACATGAAATGTCCAAACGAGAAAAACGTATTCTTACAAGGAGTTTCTTCACCTCCTTTCTGCCTTGTAAACTATATGTTATGTTCATGGTGACTAGTTTTTTAGTTTGTACTTAAATCTGTTACAGAATAATCTTGAATTAATTCCTTAGTTTTAAGATAATGTAAAAGTTGTTTTTCAGAAGAAAAATAAGCTGATTCCAAGAAACCAGAATCCCAACCTAAAGTTTCGAGATAATCTTTTCTTTCTTTTTCGGTTAATGGGTTATTATTAACTAATTCTGAAAGAAAATCATGTAACAAAACAGTCGTATATTCTTCTGTATTATCCCAATTTCGAACATTTCTAAAAATAGCTTCTTCCAAGAAGAATCTATCTGCTAATTGTTGTTTTTTAATTTCAGAAATCACATCATTATAAATTTCAACATCGTTTTCAATGAAAAATCTTGTGGTTTTTCCAATCGCATTATCCTGTGCTATTTCGTCAAGAACTAAATCCCTTTTGTTTTCTATGATTTTCAATAAATTACTCATTTTTCTACTATTTAGGCTCGTTACTAATTAATTCCTTCAAAACTTTTAAATTATTTCCGGCAATAGAGCCAGGAATAACACCAGATTTTCTCCACGAAATAAGTCCGTGGGTCATTATCTTTTTATTTGCTAGTTTCAAGCAAAGTTTCTGAAACATTGGAGCTAGTTTTTTGTATGCTTCCGTTGCCTCGATATTGGCATTCGTTACAATAGTTTCCATAAGTTTATTTGTTTTTTGAGTGAGAAGAAATGAGTTTCAATAAATCAATGTCCATAGCGGAAAGAATGGCGCAAACTTTGCTAAATCTAACTTCTTTATGAAACCCATTTTCTATTTTTGAAATCAATCCACTTAAATTAGTATTACCTGACATTTCTATAGATAAATCTTTTTGTGTCAGCTTTTTGTTTTTTCGTATTTCTTTTAGAATTGCGCCAATCTGTGATGCAGTATTTTTTTCTTTAATCATATTTTTATTGATTAATATTAAAGAATTTTGCAAATTCTGAACTACCGTAATTGCCTTTAGTGAGCGTGCAAATTTCGATAACAGAAAGTTGTTTTCTTTTTATCTCTTTGCTCTCAATGAAATTACGCGTGCCAGTTGCGCAAGCCCCTGTAATAACACGGTACATTTCAATACATTTTTCAAAAGAATGTTTTTGATTCACGTCAATTCCTTCAAACTCGGATTTGTCTCTATTTGAGATTTTGTAAATCAAATCTTCTTTGGCTTCTTTTATTGTTTCGCCATGTGCAAACTTCCCATTGCCATCACTAACCAGATAATAAGAGTTGTTTTTATTTACATCTTTAAGTTTATAGATATTCCCTTTTACAATTACTACTTCTGAAAATCTACTATCGCAAAAGATATATTCCTTACCATTTTTTTTCCACTTCAATAATTTTAAAGATGGAGTATTTTGATATTCAAAACTTGATTTGTTGAATCCATCAGGAATTGAAGTCAGGCTTCCGAGGTCAAGATAATATCCGACAGTCGGGTTGAATCCATCAGGAATTGAAGTCAGACTTCCGAGGTAAAGAGAACCTCCGACAGTCAGGTTGAATCCATCAGGAATTGAAGTCAGGCTTCCGAGGTCAAGATAATCTCCGACAGTCGGGTTGAATCCATCAGGAATTGAAGTCAGGCTTCCGAGGTCAAGAGAACCGCCCACGGGTTCAATACCATAAAATTGCTGTTCTGTAATGTTTGCGTATTTCAAAAAATCTAATATTTCTTTTTTCATGATTTATATTTTTAAGTTTAAAATTTAGGCATAAATGATTTACCATTGCTCAAAGTTTCTGTAATAGTATCAGAGAGCAAATAAAGTGTTCCAAAGAACAAAAATAGTCCGATAATAGTGAGTGTTGTTATCATGGCTTTTTAGTTTGTTGATTCTAATTGATGAATAATTTTTACAGGTTTTTCAGTTGGATAAACTTCTTCTATTTTAAAACAAATAGCAGAATATTCCGTTCTAGTTTTTCGCATTACATCACCTAATTGCCTATTTAATGCCTCGCTAACTTCTAATGTGTGTTTAACATCTGATTTGAAAAGCATATATTTTAAAATGGCTTCGGCTTCTTGTTCTGCAGTTAGTTTTTCATTTGTGAAATGATTAACCAATTTCACAAAGTATAGCAATAATTTTTTCATAATTAAAGTAAATTACAAGTACAAAAAGTACGATTAGTAAAACAATGAAGTTGTATTTGTGTTCTGCTTCATTTTCGTAGTCTGGTCTTTCGAATTTCATAAGATAGGTTAGTTTGCTAGTTCTACAAAATTGGCAAAAACTTTACTCGAAATAGTGCCTAATCTTTTGCGTGTTTTAGGCGAATAAACATGATGCATTTCGCGAATCTGTTCAGCGTAAATTTCATCTGTTTCAATAATTAAAACTCTCTCTAATAAAGAGAATGACTGAGATACTTTATATTTTTTCATGGTATTTGATTTTAAGTGTTAGTTAATTGTTTATATGTAATATATTGCCAATAATAAGGTGATTCTTTCGAATAGAAAAATTGTTCATCGGGAATGCTTTTAGCATACTCTTTTAGCTGATTTTTTATTTTTAAAATCGCTTTACGTGTTTTCTTAGATTGCTTAGACATAACTAATCTAGTTTTGTTGAATTAATAAATTTACTCCTGTTAGAAAAACTATTAAATCATAATGACTCAAAAAATGTCTTTCATAACTTCCAAAATCTAGGGTGTAAAACCCGTCTTTAAATATTGGTTTCATAACTATTTACGTTTTTTAGATTTCTTTAAATGAGTGTTTTTCTTTCTAGTTTTGCCCGTATTAGGCAAATTTTCTAAAACATGTCGTTGTAGTGGGTTTGCCGTTACTATTTTTTTATCTTCGATTTTGGAAGAATAAGAATCGCCATCGTACCAATAACCATAATAGCACTTTGAATTACTTTTGATTTGCATAATTTTAGTTTAAAGTTGTGTTTCCCCGAATATAATAATCTCAATGTCCTGAACTTCGAAAGTGGTTTTATCCTGCTTTAAAACCTCCTTTGCTCTCTCTAAATAGAGCATTTGACAATACGCATAACCGCCCACAAAACCGAGGGCGATTACAAAAATATAAACCGATAATGCTATTATTAATTTTTTCATGACTTGTTATTTTTTAGTTTTCTTCTTCTTAGTAAATCTTTCCCGTGACGTGAAAGCATATATTTGCCATCGGTATTTATAGAAAATTTTCCATACATACCACCAACTCTAGTAATGGTAAATGAATTGTAAAGATTTTTCAAATTCATACCGTTCCACTTGCTATTTCGTACAACAAAGAAGTGTTTATACTTACCTTTGAAGTTATTTGGTAATTTTATTGAAGTAGGCAGTTTTATTTTTACCTCGTCGGGTTTGTTTATTTGCCTACTTACTTGTTTTTCAAATCCTTTGTGTAATTTGGATTTGTGTTTTATATCCATTTTCATAATATTGGATTTTTTAGTTCTAATCTTCTATTTCTTCACTCTCAATTTCTTCTAACAATTCAGTGAAGAAATCATTTATTTCGTTTTCTAAATCTGCAAATTCTGAACTTGCATTTTGTGAAGCAAGCAAACTTGCTAATATTTCGCTACTTAAAGATTTAGGAGTATATCCCATTTCCTCGGCAATCTCTAAAGATTCTTTTAACGACGGGTCGTTTTCCTGCAAATATTTAATTGCAGTAGAATAGTAAATGATTTCAATATCAAAGCCGTTGTTATCTTGTAACATTTCAAAAATGGAATCGTATGCGTTATCAAAATCAATATTGTCTAAATCTACATGATCCATAATTGATACCTCAGTAGGTAACCCGTTTAAGAATTCAGTAATTTTTTCGATTGTCGTATTTGTTAAATTGTTCATGATAATAAGTATTAATGATTAATGTTATTTGATTGGCTAGTTTAGTTGATAAAACTAGCCGTAAAAAGTTTCTTTTGAATAATAGTTTTAGGCAGAAAGTTCCACCACATCAAATCAAACTCGTAAACTTGTTTTACTGCTGATTCTGGAGCGCAATAAAGAGCGCAAAAGTTCTTAATTGCAACATCAAAACTACTTGCATTCGTTTTTAAAAAATGCTTGCCGTTATCGCTTTGGGTTTCTAGTAAAAAGTATTTCATGATATTGAGTATTAGAATTAATGTTTATTTTTAATATGATTCATCTGCTTTTATGCCGTCTATTCTGTTATATTCTTCCATAATGCTTTTAAGATAGTCACAAACTTGTTTTTTAGTACGAAATTCTTTTTCCGTACCTTCTGCATAATTATGCACAGTTAATTCCTCACAACCGTATATCTCTACTCTGTGAAATGATAACTTTGACAATAACTTTTGTATTTTTTTCATAATGTTAGATTTAAAGATAAACTCGATTGGATTCTCTATAATAACCTTTATTTTTTAAAGTATCTGAAATAAGCATTTTAGCCGATGGAACAGATTTATTACAATATCCGCTATCAACTACATAATTAATTAAGTCAATTGTAGGAGTTGAGTAATTAAGGATTATATACTTCTTTAAGTCCTCAGTACTTTTGTGGATATTATTAAGTTTTTTTTCGTGCATAATCGCATCAAATAAATTTTTCATAATAAGTATATTTAAAGATTAATAAAAAATGCTCGTCTTTCCGAGCCGTCAGTCTTATTGTAATTTGCAAGCTGTTCATCTTTATGCACCTGTCAAAGCTTGCTTTGAATCAATCATTACAACTAGCAACCTTACCGACAAGTAAAGAGAGTATGAAATTTGACAGGCTGGAAACGAAGGTCGCACCTCGTATCTTTTAAATTAGTTCCTCGATTCCGTTTCAAACGTAGCCTTATAGACAAATCGAGGTTTGTATTATATTAGTTTTCTTAATTGTTGCCCTAATAATGGGTAAGGGCGAAATCCTTTAGTTAGTACACGCCCACTTGAATCTATAGGAAATTCATTATTTTCATATACAATAGAATATCCTGATAGTTTTTGTTCTTTTATTTGAATACAAACATCGTTAAATTCTAAAAGTCCGTGTATTTCTCCTATTGTTTCATTATTTAAAACTATCAGCGAAATAGGTTCTGTTATTCTGTTTATTTTTATCATTTTAGTTTTTCTTTTAGTCGTTTAAAAAAAGGTAGTTCATAAATATTCAAAACACCACTTAAGCATTCATAATCATAATATAAATCATTTATTTTTAAAAACATATGATAATATGAACTGTAATTAAATTTAGGTATATCTTGTTGAATTTCTTCAAAATATTCTGTACTATCGCAAATAATACAGTCTTTTATAGTTTCAGCGTAATGGTATGCAAAAGCAGTACAACAACCGTTGTTAAATTCTACAGGATTTGCAATAGCCTTTTTGAACTCTTCAATTGTGTAATTCTCTTCATTATTAGCAATAATAAAAATAGAGTCAATATCATTATTGGTTATTTGAATAGTCATAAGTGTGATATTTATAATTAGTGCCGTTCCTAGTCTCGCTTTAGGATGCTAGTCATTAACTATCAAACGGCTTGTTTTAGTTTCCCGCATTTCACCGACAGAAACTAATATTATAATTGTATCTCTAATAAATAGAGTAAATGTAATCTCGATAAATTAAGCGTGTAGCCTTTCGCGCACCCTGTACTGCTTGTCTAAATTAATAGTAAGTTTCTAAGATACTCCTAACACCGCTTTTCAATATTTCAAAGAGTTCGCTAAGCTCATTTAGTTATCATTTGTGTACTTTCACTAAATCCTTTTGCTATAATTTGTATTAGTTGTTGTTCTAACACATGGCAATATTACGTCAATAATTTGTGACTTGCAACAATTTTTGTAATTATTTTTAATATTTATTCGATATTAAACGTTTGTTGTCGGATACGGAAACCAAAACCCAGCAAAACCATGCATTCACGAAAACACGCATAAATGAATAAAAATCACTAAATAGAGAATCAAACATTATACATTGGTCCAAAATCAGTTTATAACGCGGACCAAACAACCAAACTCTATACATATAAAGATGCTCATATATAGAAATAACCAGATAGATATACATATGATTGCAACAATTCCAGGAATCACCAATCAGAAACAACCAAAACACATCGAATTGAATAGATCACATATAAGACATTAAAACATAACCCGACAATAAAAACACCGCAACCAAAATAATCATTAACCCTGCGCCAAACAATCGCCCAAACTAAACAAGTAAGAAAGCTCAATTATATACTAAGAAACACAGAGGGAATTATGACCAATTTTCACACAACTATAAACCTATCGCATAACTAGGGTAATAGGTCAGTCTCTACTCGATACCAACGTAGTGTTGACACGGGATTACGTGAAATGAGAATCGTAATTTAGTGTTGATTCTGGAAATTAGTTTATAAACTCGGAGTAATTAAGAGTATGAAATACGTAATTGATTGTAAATCAGTCATGTAATATTAGTTTATGCTAATCATGCTAAGATTAACTTTGAGTTGAATAGAGTTAGTTTTAGCCACAATTCTAGTTTAGTTTATGTATTGAACCCAATCAGAGCAAGGGAAGCCGATTTCAAACGATTCGGAAAAGCAAAACCAAAAAGAAGACCCGCCCCCTCGAGAAAAAGTGTTTTCGGTGGCGCGCCAGGCCCCGCCAGTCGAAGGGGAGTCTCCACGCCCTACTTGCCTAACTACTTTCTGGAGTACCTGTAAATGCTGAGGTACGTCGGAGTTTGGGTGGAATGTTCTGGGTTAGTTTTGGCGGGATTCAGTGGTTATTAATCCTCTGGAGGGCATTCTGTGTAGGTGTGGTAGTTTTTGTTGATTACAAGGCTTTATTTGACTTCGAACGGTTTTTGGCGTTTATATATTAGTAGTTTTTATAAGTGTTATATGAAATAATATTATAAATATGTTGTGAGATAATATTTAATGTATTACATTTGTTTAAAATTAATCACATGAAAGATAGTAAAAGGAGTAGATTATATATCTACGGGGAGAAAACGGAGGTTCTGACCATTCAGGTTCCGGGTTCTAAGAAAGAAGAAATCAGGGGCAAGTTTTATGAATTGTTGAAAGGGTATGAAAATCCAGCAAAGTTGTCATTAAACAATGAACCTTCGGATAAAAAAGTCATATCTGATATTGTCGAAGAGCAAAAAGATAATTCAGAGCAGTGTTTTGGGGTTGCTATTTCGGCTCTTCCTAAAGACAAGAAGCAGATTTCGGTCGGATTGTACTCTTCGGGAGGCAAATTTTACACCAATAAGATTGTTTCTAATCAATTGGTTATTTTAGAATGGGGCGACTTGGACTCGGCTAAATTGTACTTAGACAACTTGAAAAAGTAGCCATGGTCGGAATTTATAAAATAACAAATCCGATCGGTCAGATTTATATTGGCCAGAGCAAGGATATTGAAGCGAGGTTTATGCAACATAAAACCGGAGTCGCTTCAAAAAAGGATGATTTGCTTAAAAAATCATTTGTTACGTACGGAGTCGAAAGTCACATATTTGAAGCGATTAACTACTGTTATGAGGAAAATCTTTTGGAATACGAAAGGTATTGGCAGGAAAGATACGATGCTATCGGGCCGAATGGGCTAAATATGGAACTCACAAAAACTGATGATAAGCCTAGAGTGCTTAGGAATAAACATGTCATGGAGGGCAAAATGTGGACTTCCGGTTCGAAAATCACGCCTTTGCAGGTTTTGGCTATTCGAAGACTCAACAGAATGAATCCAAATTTTAAGAAAAGCAAAGTTGCAAAGAAGTTAGGAGTTGCACATTCGGCTATATCATTTATTGTGAACAACAAAACTTGGATAGATTTACAGCTTAATAAACCAATTGATATTGAAAAATACGGAAATATATGGGCTAAAAAACCAAAAACGTGCGACCATGACTATTCGTACACTGGTTTTTCTTTTAAATGTAAAAAATGTAATGACTATTTTTATTCTTATTAACCCCTAAAAACTAAAAAAAATGACAAAACAAAATAGTAACAATAAAAAATTAGGTTATGGAATGTAATCATATATTAAAAACACTTTATCAATATAGAAATCCGGAAGGTAAATTGTGCCAAACTACGAAATGTATTGTTTGCGGATTAATAAGAACTGAAAGGTATATTCTAACACCAAGACTGCATGTATAACCAAAAACCACGAGATTATCGCAATATCTCACATTATTAACTAAAAACTAAAAGGGATGAAAACGTATAAAAAAGGAGATAAAATTGTAATGAACTTTCATTGTGCAGGAGTTGTAAGTCAAGAAACTTTAAAAGTTATAAAGTTTGAAAATGATGTGATTTATACTAATGAAACTTTTGATAATGAAACAGGAGAAGAAAATCGTAAATTTTGTTCTAAAACTGGGAAATGCTTAAACGATAGCAATTATTTTGGGGCATGGAGAACTATAGACATAAACTAACCCTTAAACCACATAACATGACTAAACAAGAAAAAATAAAAGAGGCTTATGGTGAATATTACGAACACTTCAAACCGTATTTACAAGAAAATGGCGAATTAGCATTAAGTAATATTGATTCTGAATTATGGGAAATTGTCGACGAATTAGATTTTGTAAGTTTTAGAAATGGATACAGTACTTTGAAATCCTTACAAGGCATAGAAGACAACAACGGTTGGATTAAAATTGAAAGTGAAGAGGATTTGCCTAAAAATGTCATAGATTGCTGGTTTAAAACTGATTCAGATTATATACTTTTAGGCTATTTTTCTACACGTAATTTTTTTGTAAATGATGGTAATGATGTAGAATTAAGATTTGTAACCCACTACCAACCAATAGAAAAACCACAACCGCCGATTTACTAACCAACTTGTAAGGAATACTTGCAAGTTAAAAAAAATGAAAAAATAAAGGATAACCTGCACTGTATGGTGTTTATTAAATAACTGAAAATTATGAGTAAAGAAATCGGGAATTTCTGGGAATGCAATAAGGAAATAGAAGTAAATATATGCTGTAATCAATATGATTGTGGCTGTCAAGGATTGCCAACAGAGCCACCATTTTGCAGTAACGAATGTTATGAAAAGTGGATGAGCGAAAGAGTTTAAAATAACATATTAATATAATTAAAACAAAATATGAAAACACTATTCAAACTAATTCAAAACTTCTTTTACGGAACCAAAAGCAATATTGCTCCTAAAGAAACTAAATGGTAGAAATGACTGTTATTCTCCGTTTTTGGCGCGACATGCCGAAAGAGGAAAAGCAAGAAATGAAAACAAAGTACGAAATCCGAACCATAACGTATTCGGATATACAGTTAATTTATAAATCAGAGAAAAAATGAGAGATTTTTTAAATGCAATGCACGACTATCCAGACGAAAGTGCGACTATTCTAGCCACATTTGTAGTTGTAGTTTGGCTGATTATAATGTATAAATTATATAACGACAAACTATGAAATCAAAGCAATCACCATTAGCCAGAATAAACAGAGTTATGACTTTCTACAAAAATCGTGGAATAAACTCGGAACGCGTAAATAAGGTTTACAGAAACATACTTTCAACCAAAACAATAGTTGATACTCCAAAGGGAAAATGCTGGTTTGACGTAAAATCATGGCAGAACGAAAAAAAATTTATGGATGAAAAAATGAATGGAAAATAAATTATGAAATTAAAAGTAGGAACAGATTTTTCAGGAGTCGGAAGCTTTGACCAAGCTCTTCAAAGGATAGGGGTTGATTATGAAACAGTTTTCGCGTGCGACATGGACAAATACGCAAGACATACATATCTCCTAAACTTTGGAACTGATGCCGACATGGAACTTCTGAAAACCAAAGAAGTAAAAAAGATTGATGATATTTACTACCGCGGACTCGTGAACACAAAACTAAAACCTCCGACAGAAGAAGAATGGCAGTTTGTGAAGGATAATGAGGAGAGAGTGGCACGCTTATTCAGTTTTTACTATCCGTGGAATGTGTACAGCAGAGTTATTCCGGAGGAAAGTTTGGATGTTTCTGTACACACATGCCCATGCCAGGCGTTTTCGCTGGCCGGCAAAAGAAAAGGAGAAGAAGACAGAAGAGGAATCCTATTTTACAATTCACACGAGTTCATAGCCAAAAACTTGCCAAAATCCTTCATATTCGAGAATGTAAAAGGACTTTTGAGTGATGATAAAGGAAAAACTTTCGGAAGATGGATTGATTTGCTTGGTGGAAAATCAGTGAATGGACAGCCAGTTTTGATGCCTCACGTAGAATCTGTTCCGTATCATATTTATTACAAAGTATTGAATGCAAAGGAACACGGTGTTCCTCAAAATCGTGAAAGAATTTTTATTATTGGAATCCGTGATGATGAAGATGATATTTTTAGTTTCCCAAATCCTATTCCACTAGAAAAACGTTTAAAAGATGTTTTGGAAAAACCGGAAGATTTTGAAAGTTTTGAGGTCTATAGCGAATACATGGAAAAGTATTTTTTAAGTGAAAATATGATAGAATGTTTGTTAGCAACAAACATAAAACACGAAGCAAAAGGAAACGGGTTTAAATTTGAATGTAAAAGTTTTAATGATATTGCAAATTCAGTAACAACGAAAGCAGGGCAAAGAGGAACAGACAATTTTATTTCAGAAGAAATAATACAACTAAATGACCCTATTCATTCAAACGATAGAGTTTATTCAGAAGAAGGAATTTCGCCAACGCTAAACACAATGCAGGGAGGCAATCGACAGCCTTTTGTTCAAGTTTCAGATGAATACAAAATACTTGGATATACCCGAGATTCAAAAGGAAAAGTTGTTTCAAGACATGAAAAAGAGTTTGCAGGAACTATAACTACATCTTCTGGGGGTGGAGGAAGTACGGACCAATTCATAGTAATAAATTCAAACACTAAAAAAGGTTTTGAAACTGCAGAAGAAGAAGAAGAAGATTCTATAAACTTTTCAGTTCCGACCTCAAAAACAAGACGTGGCCGAGTAGGAAAACAAGTTTCGCAGACTTTAGATACTCAATGCAATCAAGGCATTTATACGAGAAAAAGAATCCGTCGATTAACAGAAAGAGAGTGCTTCAATCTTATGGACTTCAACAAAGATATTCCAGGTGTTCCAGATTTCAAATGGGAAGTTTCTTCAACTCAGGCTTACAAACAAGCTGGTAATTCTGTAGTAGTGAAGCATTTCGTCGATTTAATAGAAAATTTAGGTCTTAAAAAGTAAAATATGAACAGAGATAAAGTAGCATTCCATGAATGGAGAGCGTTCAAAAAGCATTTCGGAATAAAAAATTCTGATATTGCCTTGGTTTTAGGCATTGACCGAAAGTCGGTCCAAAATGCAACAGCTCCATCATTTAAAGGTCATTTTCCTGCATGGGCTAAACTCGCTATTTGGGTTTGGAAGAAAACATCGGATAGTGAAACTCTGCTAAAAGCCGAAATAGTAAAATTAAAACAACAAATTAGTCAATATGATAGTAAAAACAATTAAAATTCCGATTTATTGTGGAGAACTAACAATAATTCTCGATAAAGATTTAAAATATGTCGAGAAAAAATACAAAACTACTTCATTGGAAAATTTTGGAGCAGTTACTTTAAAAGATAAGTCTAAATATAGACATTATGTTGTGGCTTTTTCAGACAGAAATCACTTAAGTAATATTGCACACGAAATAGTACACATTAAAAATCATATTTTCTTGGATTGTGCAATGGAATTAGACAGATATAATGATGAACCAGAAGCTTATTTAACAGGATGGTTATTCGATCAAATACATAATGTAATAAAATAATTTACAATTTACTTGCATAATTAAATATTATGACGTAATATTGTCTTATTAATACTTGTCAAAATAATAACAGCAACAAAGACGGTGAAATCCCGCATACAGTGATCGGCATAATGCTGTGCAAAAGTAAATTGTCGTGAGTAATTCCAAGATTACGATGTTTGTTTTTGAATCGGAGCGTAAAGAACATAGGAACCACTCCCGATTGCAACTTGGAAATGCAGAAGTATTGATGTTAGATTTGTGGCTGAGCGATTGAAAGCAGTTGCGGGAAACGTGACGGGAAGTAGCTACCCCGAGGGTTCGAATCCCTCCAAATCTTCGAGGTTATGTTTAGATGTTGTTAACGAGCCTTACAATTCGTAGTCCAACATAGTAGTTTAAAGCGGTCATCTACTTAAAATAATGACGAAAGTGTGAGTTAAGGCGTTCCTCATAGTGTAAAGTACTTATCAGCCAAATCTTTACAAAACTTCCACATAGCTCAGTCGGTAGAGCAAATGACTCATAATCATTAGGTCACAGGTTCAATCCCTGTTGTGGAAACAATTAAGTTGTTAAGTTCTTTAATTTTTTGTTTGGACGGGAGTTCGACTCTCCCCGACTCCACGAATCGAGTCCGTGTAAAGTGTTCGATGGTTTGGCACACCGATATACAAAGTGCTATTTTTGGGGTCGCCTGGTTTTGACAGCAAAGCGAATTAGAAGAAATAGACTTAATTAAAAATAACTGCAAAAGTTATAAACCTTTTTGGAAACGAAGCAAAACTTGCTGCGTAATCAACGAAATTTGTGATAGCGAAAATATCACTAAACAGCCGGAGGAGATTACTTCAAATCCGGTTTAATTAAAAACAAAAAAACTACCAAAACTATGAGTAAAACTTATTACAAATGTGAGGAATGCGGAAATAGTTTTCCGGAAGACAAATTAGTTATGACAGAAAAACTCGAACTAAACTGTTTGGAATGCATTGAAGAAGCCAAAAAGGACAAACGAATTCGAAACATGACTCTTTTGATGTGTGCTATAATTGCGGGTGCTCTTTTTTGGTTAATCTATAAATTTGTTTGAAATCATGAAAAAACATAAAGAATATTTTTATGGAATCGGAATTTTCGCTCTCCATGTTTTATTTGGAATCGCTACAAAAGAAATTTGGATTTTCTCTATAAGCGGATTTTCGTTGGCGGTTATCACTACTTATGTACTTTGTAAATTAAAATAATGGTAGAAAGACGAATAAGAAAAGACGGAACATTAGACTTTATTGTAAAAGCAAAAAATGGTCATATAGTTTTTTATGGTGAACACGCTTATACAGAAATAGCAAGAGAAAACGGAATAATGTCTATGAGAATTAGCTGTAAAAAGGATGAATCTTATGATATGAAAGAGTCAGATAATGGTAAACTATATTTCAATTTAAAAGCATATAATGGACATATTATAGGACACAGTCCAATGTATGAAAGCATTTCTGCAAGAGAAAATGGAGTTCAATCATTAAAAATAAATTCAGCTAATGATTTAAATTATTTTGAATATTAAATAAATATAAATATATATGATGCGTTTAGATATTATCGGACATTTGGGTGCCGATGCAGAAATAAAAGATTTTAGCAGTAATCAAGTAATAAACTTTACAGTTGCTGTTTCAGAAACTTTTACTAGAAACAATGAAAAAGTAACCGAAACCACTTGGTTTGAATGCCAAAAATGGGGAAATAATACTCAGATTGCACAGCATTTGAAAAAAGGAGGCCAAGTTTACGTAACTGGAAAGCCAAATAATCGAAGTTATATTAATAATGAAGGAAATGCAGTTGTGGTAAATGGGATTAATGTAATGCAAATACAACTATTATAAAATAATAAAAATGGACCCAAAGAAACTCATAAGCTATAGGCATGTGTCGGAAGTTTTAACCGGAAACAAGCAAACTGTTCGAGCGGACCGCCCAAACGCAACACATTCTGTTGCTATAGGCGAACTTCTTGACTTTGTTGAAAAATGGATAGAGAAAAACTCAATATCTAAAGAAGCAAAAATTACAATCAAAACCAAGTCTTAATATTTTGACCTATGGGTAAGAATAAGTCCAAAAAACAGTTGAGACAGGAAAAGCGAGACAAGAAAATAACTATTGTGTTCTGCGCTGAGAACTCATTGAGACAGATAGTTTCAGTACTTCGTTTTTACAACAACAGTGTTCTTTGGACTAAAAGCAAGTATGATTGGACATTACCCGAATGGAATGAATATTTTGAACTTAAAAATAAAATAAATAATGCTTGACAAAACTACATTCTGTGAAGTAATAGAACTTTTGCGTCAGCAGATTTTGTTTGATAACGAATCTGCTGAAAACATGAAAGATATGTTCGGTGTTGTTCAAAAATGCCGATATAAAAATGATTTAGTCATAAAATCTCTGATGAAACTTCTACATTTTCACTTTCCACAAGAAGAGGAAGGTTTCTGCAGAATAGAACATTATTGTTTCATTATCGAGTTTGGGAAAGATGAAAATGAGTTTATTACTCCAGAAGAACTTTATGATTCACTTATAAATAAAAAATAATTCATGCCAAGAGAAAAATCTACTCGTTTATCTGGGATGAAAAAAAATCCTTATGCCAAGCCAAAGAAAAAAGTAAAAGCAAAAACTTATAAGGGTCGAATAATTCGTGGCGTAACTAAAAAACAGCGAGAGATTGTTTCAGAATTTTTCAAAGTTCGTGAAGGTGAAACTCAGGAGCAATGGAAGAAAAGAACAGATGTAAACCGACTTTCCGAGGTAAACAAAGAGGAGGAAAACCGAATTTACAAAAAAATGTACATCTATTACAAAACGAAAGACAAGAAAGAGTATGAGATGCATAACGCATATCTAAAAATACAACAAATACCTCGTGCTTTCGATTTTATGCGTTATTATGGTGTTGTCATAAACTTTTTCTCGATAAAATACAATGTTCGAGTTGAAGACTATCAAATGGGTTTTTATTTTTACACAAATATCCCATTTACAAAACAAAGATTTGAAAATGCATGTGTTTTGCACTTCGGAACCAAGCATAATAAATTCAATTATTTCATAAAATCAGGATATTTAGAAGAAGTTACTCACACTATCAGATTGTACGACCAAGACAATGTTGTTCAAAAAACAAATCTCTATAGGCTTACTAGGGGATTCCTTAGAAGACTGACTGAGATTTACAAAGTTATATCCAAAATGAATACTCTAAGAACCGAGCAATCTCATTTAGAAAACATGAGTCCAGAAATAGAGCAAATAATATTTGATATGAATGACGAAATAATGGATATTCAAACTGGAAGAGTTCCGGTATCAGATTTAAATACTTAATAACTAAAACAATAATTTAAAATTATGAACAAAGAACAATTGATTGCAAAAAATGTTAAGCATGCGTTTAACGGAAAAGAAACTTTATTCTCGGTTGAGAGTTTAGAAAAACATTTCGATGGATTGGTGATTCACGAATCTGACATTCTTACAGATGAATTTGAAGACCAAGACGAAGGATATGTAAGAGCGGGTGATGTTAACTTTGATTCAGCAATTCCGAAAGAAGTTTTGGAACCAGAAGAAGATGTTGTGGAAGAATCAACAGGAATGAGTTTTGAAGAAGCGGACAAATTAGCGAAAGAAGGATTTTTAATAGCATTGCCGGAGTGGGAAGGTTTTTGGTTCAGAAATGTAACTAAAGATAACGGATTATTAGTTTTTACTAAAGACGGTGAAATTTTAGATACGCCTGACGAAAAATATAAAGAAAGGGAAGATTGGATTGAAGTTAAAGCAAGTGTAGAGCAATGGGCAAAACTTACTGAGTATTTTGACAATGAAACAGCAAAAGAAATTACAGTTAAGGGTTCTGTTGTCGAATCACCAGACCCTAAAGCCGTTAAAGAAGAATCTGGAAAAACTCTTATGGATAAATTAGTAGAATTTCAAGACAAAACAAATATCGAGGAGTTAAAAGTACAACAAATATTGTTAGGTGAAAAACCAGAAGGAAAATCAATCAATATTGAAGATTTAAAAGAGGAACCAACAAAAGAATCTAAATCAATTAAAAAATAATTATTATGTCAGAAACAGTTCAAGAATTAAGTTTAGGAGAAAAAAGAGTGCGTTCAGCGTTTAATCCATCTGGAGCAGGAAATGTGAATTTTATCAAAGAAAAAACTGCGGAACTTATAAATGTCCTGGAGGATTTCAAAAACGATGAAAGAAACAATTTAGACGAAGAAGCAAAAAGATTAGTTTCTTTGGCACAGACAACTTTTGAGGAAGCCGCAATGTGGGGAGTAAAAGCCGTAACTTCATAAAACCATAAATCCATTAAATCAAAAATCCCGATCTTCGTATTTAAACGAGTCGGGATTTTCTCTATTAATTAACCAAATTAAACTATTTTCCTGTCCAAATCAAATCTCGGTAAAAAACCAAAAGATAAGGATTGCCATTTTGGGTCATTGCAGTAGCTTTAAATTTATCAAAAATAACCTCGCTTCCTACTTCTATAGTGTACCTGTTTTTTCCACCAAATATCCTTGAAAAAAAACTTTGAGGCTTTCTAGGGCACTCAGTTCCAATAGACCTAATTATTCCTCGTTTCTGCTTCTCGTTCGCATCAACTATACCACTAATATCAATTCCTGATTTAGTTTTGTTCTCGTGGAAAATTTCTTCAACAACAACTATTTGATTAAGCGCTTGTCCTTTGAATTTATTTGGTGTCATGAGCAAATCTTTTAAGTGTAACAACGTTGTTGGTTCTAAGTAAGTTATTTGAAGCGGATGCTGCGTTTACAAGAGCTGTTTTAACTCCTTTCGCAGTATCAAGTATTCCGGCTTCGAACATATCTACTTCTTTATAGCCTTTCACATCGTACCCCATAGGATATTTGCCTAATTCTGGCACAGAAACTCCTGCGTTTGAATGTATTTTTAAGATTGGCGCTTGTATAACTGTTTTTGTTACTTCATCTATATCTAAATCTATAGCTGATAGTAAAGCGATTCCTCCTCCGGCAACAACTCCTCCATCTTTGGAAGCGCGTACAGCGCAACAAGCATCATCCACTCTAGCTATTTTTTCTTCAACTTCACTTGGAGTTACACCTCCAACGAAAATAGTAGAAATGCCACCAGATAATTTAGAGATTCTTTCACGAAGATAGTTTTTCTCACCTTCATTTGTTTGAAGTGTAATTTGAGAGTTTAACTCATTAATTTTAGCGGTGACTTTTGTTTTGTCGAATTCTGGATTAAGCGTGATAACCGTGTCTTTTTTACCGATTTCAATTCTGTCGCAAGTTCCAAGATAAACTGCTTCTTTTCCTTCGTAATTTGTTCTTGAAATACCTTCCAAAAGTTCACAATCTAAAATCAATGACAAATCTCGCATTGTTTCACGATTCTTTTTTCCTTGATATGGTGGTTTTATAATTGCGAATGGATATTTGTGTTTAATGACATTTTCTAAAATCATACTAGAAATGTCGTGAGACATATCTGATATTATAACAATAGGACGCCCGTTGTGTGCAGCATAATCCAAGAAAGGCGTGATTTCATTATGTGTTTGAAAATTAATCAGTGAACATAAAACTAATGGATTGTCGAAGATTACGGATTGAGATTCCGGAACATTCACAAATCCTTCGTTTAAATATCCGGCATCAATTGGATTTCCGGCAATGTGTTTAATGAAAGTTTCGTCTGTAAAACTACGTTTGTGAGATACTATTCCGAATTCTCCTGACTTGATAAACGCTTCTTGGACAATTTTAGCTATTTCAGAATCTCCATGAGCAGAAGTTTTAGCAATATCGAACATTAATTTTTCATTTACAGGAACCGAAATGGAATCGATATATTCAGACACTTTTGATACAGATTCTTCAATTTTGTTTTTGATTTCAATTGAAGACGTTCCTTTTTTAAGTTCATCCAATGAATATTTGAAAAATGCCTGAGTCAAAACACATACTAGGGTAGTTCCATCCCCAACCACTTCAAATTGTTTTTTAGAGGCTTCTTTTACTATTTCGCAAGCAATATGTTCGATGCTATTTTCCCAATAAAGATTATGTAATACATCGTGACCGTCTGCAGTTATATTAGGTAATCCTCCTGTAGTTTCGAAAAGGACATTTTGTCCACGATACCCCATTGTGCTCGAAACTATGTCACAACACTTGTTTATCCCGTCAAGTAATTGTGATTTTGCATCTTCTCCACTGACTAGATGCCTTAAAATTGTGTTACTCATATAATTAAATTTAATTTGATTAATAGAAAACAAAAGTACTAATTTTAAAAAAGACAACAAACATTTCTTGTTGTTTTAATTTATATCTTTGTTTTCAATAAAAAGTATCTAATGTTATGACTAAAATAAAAAGATATTCTACAGTAACCCCAACTGCATCCGACATTGTTATTGGTACAGATAAAGAAAATCAAGAATTAACCAAAAACTTTAAGATTGGAGATATACTAGATTTGCTGAACTCACTTAACGGAAACGAAGTTATTGCATATACTTTTGTCGAAAGTCCAATCGGAGAGTTAGATGAAAATGGCTCAGGATATTTTATCTCAGAAAACAACCTGACAAATCCAGCTGACGTAACAAAACTGATATTCAGTAAAAAATTAAAATCAGGAAACGACTTATCAGACTTGTTCAATTTCATAGACGCACATAAAAGCAGTTTTAAATTACAGATAAGAAACATATCAGACCCAAACAATATAGTTTATTTTGATATAAATGAAATAACGGAGGAAGACTTTCAGTTTTCAGTGTCTGTAAGCGTATATAATACTGATTTTTATATCGGTGAACTTGAATATTCTAAAATATATAGCGTTTATTGGGATTATTCTGTAGGCTCAGGAGGAGGTGAATCCAATAAGTTAACAGGAAATGCAATAGATTTAAGCAATCCTTTGGTGAATTATTATAATATGGATGATGCAGACAACCATTCGTATAGTAATTATACTATTTCGGACTTAGCAAATGGAGGAAAAGCAAGACTATTAGTGACAACATCATTATTGCCTACAATTACAGGAGCAACAAACATTAAAGGGGATGAATTTCAGCCTAATACCCCTATTTATTTAGAAGTAGAAAACAGCGGTGGAAGAATAGAATATTGGGTAAAACAAATATATATAAATGCTTTTATAGATATTACAGCATTGCCTTTTGGTGGAAAATACTATGAGTCACCAACTCCTTTGACTGAATTTGCAGGAACCCCAAGTATATTAAAAACATCAACTGGGAGGTTATTGCTAGGAACTGATTATTGGCAATATGCCAACACCACCAGTAATACTACCGGAATTTATGAATATATAGGTAATACTTTTGTAAAGATAGCCGATATTGTAAACATGTTTTGGGCTCAATTTTTTGAATATTCGGGTGTCATATATCTTATTGGTGTTGATAAATGGAAAACAGGAAACATAATGATTTCTAAAAGTACTGACTTTGGGAGTACTTGGACTGATCCTGTTAAAATAGTAGATAAGTTGACTGGGCAAGGATGGCAAACTTCCGCTTGTTCATTGTTGATAAAAGACGGACATATAGTTAAACCTGTTTTGGACAGTGGAACTCCAGTTATCACAGGAGACACTTATAGAATAGCCTTTATAATAGCCAATTTATCTACCGACCTTACTGTTGCGGCAAATTGGACAACATCTAATATAATGCCGTTCAACAAAACATTGATTCCAATAAAAATATCTACACAGGCTAACGGAATTGTCAATCCTTATAATCCAACGAATACGCATTCAAAGTTTGTTTTAGAACCAAATGCTATAGAAGTAGCAGGACAGGTAAGGTTGCTATGTAGATTAGAAGTTCAGCCAAACAGTAATTATGCAATGTATTATACTGTTGCATGGAACAGCGGAAGTCCAAAACTAAGTACAATAAACGCAACTCCTAACTATATAGAAATGTATGGTGGAAATGTTAAGTTTAAAGTACTATATGATTCAGTTAGTGCTAAATATATTTCTATTGTAAATCCTTGCAAATACAAATATATGAACGACTTTAGAACCGAGTCACACCTAATTACATCGTCAGATTGCATTACTTGGACATTAAAAAACAGGGTTGCAGGATACGATGTAACAAATAACTGGGAGGCTATAATTGCCCAGTATGGAATTCAATACGCAGACTTTATAATAGATGGGAACGATTTATTGGTTTCTTATAGGGTTGCTGATGCTAATGCTGCAACTTTTCACGATAGCAATATCACTTCTTTAATGAAAATACCTAATTTTAGGAGTATTCCCGATGAAACTTTTGCAAGTGGAAATATAAGTTTACTTATCAATGAAAACTCAGAAAGATTTGAAACTGCTGACGGTATTGGTGTTATAAAAGACCAATCGAAATATTATAATAGTCCTTTTATGTTGAATGTCAACAACTCTATAAAACCTAATTGGGTTTCAGGAGGCATTCAATTCAATGAAGCGGAATACTTAAGGGTAGTTCATAACGAATATTTAAACATCAATAATGGTTTTTCTATTTTTGCTGTTGTAGAAAACCTACAAAATACCTTTAATAGAATTGTATCTAAAAGCAGTGGTTCTGGAGGTTCGGATTTGCAAGTAAATAATTATTCTTTTAGTTTCGTTGGTGGATTATCCGTAGAAAATGGATATGGACAATATGCGGATTATTCAATAGGAAACAATTATATTTTATCTGCATCTTATGATAATGTGAATAATGATATTTACAATTATTTAAATGGTGCGAATAGAGGAACGCCATCAAGTCTTTCGAATGCAACATTCGTAACAAATAGAGTACATTTAACTACGGCATACACAACTGGAAACACTGCTGAAATGTGGATAGGAGCAAGACAAGTTCCAACAACCGGAAAACTAAATGGAAAAATAAAGGCCCTCCATATTTTTCCAAGCTATATGAATCCAACCCAAATGCTAGCATACATAAATTCCTTAAATGCTATTTACAATATATATTAACAAACTAAACAGAAAATATAAAACATGAAAAACTGGAAAACAACATTAGTAGGAATTGCGTTATCGGCTTATCCTATATTTGATGCAATAAATCAAGCTTATGCATCAGGATATTTTACAGGAAAAACTGGACTTCAATTATGGTTTGGTATTGCAGTAATTACTTTAGGAGTATGGGCTAGAGATAAAAACCCTACTACTGCGCCTAAAAATCTTCAAGCCAATGATGAAGACGATGAAACAATAGTTGGAACACACCCAAAAGACAGATAATGAAAAAAATAACAAGCTACATATTTGCAATATTATCACGAAAAGAAATGCTATATGTAGCTTTGTTTTTGTCGATAATAACATATTCTTTTTGGACTTATTTTTCGAAAGGTTTTTTTTACAAAGGCAACGCTTTGTTTTTGTTGATTTTTGTTTCGTATCTTTATGCCAACGAAAGAACTTCATTCATAAAGTACTTGATATTTAACCTGTCATTAAATTATGTTTTTAAAGAGTTTTTTTTAGATGCAGGTAAGTTGTATTTTTATGAAGCAATAGCAGTAGTATTAATCCCATTAATGTGGTATATAAAACATGGTAAGTTTAATTGAGTACTGGAGAGAATTAGGCTTAACTATAGGCGCAATAGTAACTTTTCTAGCAGGGCGAAAAAGTACTAAATTACAAGAAAAAAAACAGACTGTAGATGCTATTGATGCAATGCAGAAGACTTATGATGTTTTTTTGAAACATTATGAAGACAATTACAACAAGCTCTTAGCAAGATTAGATAATCTTGAATTAAGGAATACAATTTTGACAGAATCGTCACAAGCTTGGGAAAAAAAATTCAAAGACTTGGCAAAAGAATACGAATCATTTAAAAAAGAACATGAGTCGTTGAAAAACGCATTTGAGTCGTACAAAAAAAATCATAACAAATAAATCTAATTAAAATGAATGAAATAATAAGAATTGCAGAAAAAGAAATTGGACAAACTGAAAAACCAGCAAACTCAAATAAAACAAAGTACGGAAAATGGTTTGGCTTCGATGGTGTTGCGTGGTGCGGTATATTTGTTTCATGGTGTTATGCACAAGCAGGATTTCCATTGCCTAAGATTGGTTTTACAAAAGGATATGCTGGGTGTCAAACTGCAGTCGCATTTTTTAAAAAATCAAATCAAGTTACATCGAAACCTGTAGAAGGAGATATTGTATTTTTTGATTGGAATGCAGATGGAAGATACGATCACACTGGATTATTCGTGAAATGGGTTAATGATAAAGAATTCGAGACTATTGAAGGGAATACTGCTGTTGGAAATGACAGCAATGGAGGAAATGTTATGAGACGTGTCAGAAAAAATAAAAATGTAATATTTGTGCATCCATGATACAGATAGATTTAATAAAAACTTGGGAACGGATAAAAGTTTGGTTTCCTTATGTGTTATCGCTTGTGTTTGCGATATTGTTGTTTTTTAAATATAATTCAACTTCTGGGCTGGAATCTGAAAACAAGGGCTTAAAAAATGAAGTTTTAAGAAGTGAGATTTTATCTAAGGGTTACTTGAATTTAGTTTCGGAGAAAAATAAAATAATTGCTAGTCACGAAAAAAAAATAGATAGTTTAAAAAATGAAATAGTTGTCTCAAAAAGTAAAACTATTGAAATAAAAAAGGAATCAGAGAAAAAAATCAAAGAGGTCTATTTGTTAACCACTAAACAAATTGTTGATTCTTGGAAAAGTAGATATAGTCCTAAAGAAGATATTCAATATGTTGGAAAAGATGTGGCGGTTACAGATACTGTGGCGAAACAGATTGAATCAGATTTGGTGAAAAAAGATTATTTATCTTTGGAATTAAATCAAACTAAAAAAACTCTATCATTGACAGAATCTGCTTCTGCAGAAAAAGATACGGTAATTAGTGATTTAAAAGACCAAAAGAAGAATTTGTTCATGGTTGTTGAGGAAGATAAAAAAACAAAAGAATCACAAAAACAAATAATCAAGAACACTGAAAAAGAGCTATCTTCTGAAAAAAATAAAAAAACTTTTTGGAAAGCAACTGCTATCGGAGTAGGAACTGTAATTATTGTGAAATCAATATTGAAAAAATGACAAAAATAGCTACATATACAAGCGATACAGAAATAACCGATGTTGATTTAATCATCGGAACAGATGGTGATACTACAAACAAAGAAACCAAAAACTTTTATCTTGGAGCCATAAAAGATTATGTTCTTGCTGGACTATCTCCAGAAACTGGCGGTATCTTAAAGATTACAGAAATAAAATATACTGGGGATGATTACACTACTCCAGAAGACTTTATAAACTCACTTGACCCCCCATATACTGTAGAAAGATACCATTTTGTAATTGTGAATATGACGGATGGAAAATATATTTTTAAATTGCAAGACAGAGTTATTGGATTCAACCAAACTCCTGTAGTTTCAACAGATTTTATAAATATACAAGGGTTGAAAGGAGATAAAGGCGATACAGGAGACACCGGACCACAAGGTATTCAAGGAATACAAGGTGTAAAAGGTGACACAGGAAATACCGGAGCACAAGGTCCGCAAGGAATACAGGGACCACAAGGCATTCAAGGTCCGATTGGTCCACAAGGTCCTGCTGGAACAAACGGTATAAATGCATCCAACAATCAGCAAAGAATACTTGTAATAGGAGATTTTACAGCTAACAATTATACTATACAGGAATCCGACAACAATTGCGAACTTATAATTCAAAATGGCGCAACAGATGTGACAATAACAATTCCTACAGGGCTTTCTACAGCTCATTTTGTTGGATATGTTAGGGAAGGTAGTGGAGAAGTTTCTTTTGTGCCGTCTGGAACAACTCTTAAAACGGCTGTTGGATTAAAAATAAATGCTGTTAACGACCCTGCTTGCTCGGTTCAAAATGGAACAACAAATACATTTCATATTCACGGAAATTTAAAGGTATGATAAGTTTTCAAAGAAATATTTTTAAGCTACGTCGCGCGGACATTATTCCTCCTGTCGGAGATTGCTTCGCAATGAACATTTATATATCTCCTATAGATGCAGAAGATGCAGATGATGGAACCGTTATATTAACTTATACGGCATGCGGAGGAACCATAACAGAAATACCTTTTCCAGATGCAGGAAATTACACAAATGTAGCATGTGCTGATGTGGGTTCTGGATTTGCTTTCCACTATATAAAAGGAGGTGCTTCATTTAATGCGGGAAATTCTGGTTTTACAGGATTTGGAGACGCTTGCACAATTTAAAACCAATTATTATGAATGATAAAAGAATAAGATTATTGTCGGTTGAAATATTCAACAGAGAACCCATGGTTTATGTGTGCGATAAACCGCGTCCATTCAACATAAATGGAAAAATTGAACAAAGGACTATTAAAGGTATTGTTTACATAAAAGAGAATGAGGTTTATGAAATATGGCTTGCTGATGGAGAAACCATAAGACATTGGAAAGATATTCCGAAAAACAATAGCGTAACCGTTGAATACTACATATAATATGATTGCAATGCATGACAGATTCATCATAACTCCTCTGAATGATGAAAAATTTATTACTGAAAAACAAATTGGTGATAGAAAAATGATAATAAACACTTCTATTGAACACGCTGAGGACGTGAATAGAATAGGAGTTATAGTTTCGTTACCACTAGATTATGATGGTGTAGCTATGGTTGGTGACCATGTAGTTGTACAGCATAATGTATTCAGAACTTATTTTGATGGTCAAGGATTGACTCGTGAATCTGATTCACATATTTATGATAACTTATTTCAAGTTATGCCAGAACTTATTTATTTAATAATAAGAGGCGAAGAGATAATTTCTGTAGATGATTATTGTTTTGTAAAACCAATTGTAGAAATGAAAAAATGGATTGGAGAAGTTGAAGTACAGCATCAAGGGTTCATAAAATATTCTAATGATTATCTAAAATCTATAGGTATAGAATCTGGAAACAAAATTGCTTTTGAGACAGACTCGGAATATGAATTCAATATTCTAGGAGAGAAACTATACAGAATGAGAAACGAATGCATACTAGCTAAATTAAATAACGATGATAATTTGTTATTAGTCAATAATTCATAAATTTGAATAAATTTAAAACATAAACAATTATGCCAACTCCAAAATATATTTTTACCGCATCAAATGGACAATTAAATGTTGTTTTAGATAATACTGGGAATGTTTTTGCTCAAAATCAAAGTTTTGAATATCGTTCAGCCTCTGCGGATTTGTATGATACAAAAAAAATATTATTGAGGGATTACGGAAATATTGTCATGGAATATGGGTTTCAAAATATTGGAACTATTGGGGGTGTAACGCCAACAGATATATCAAACGCATATGAATTAATTTTAGCGTTGATTCCCTCAGAGGGGGAAAATATTGTTCAGGATTTACAAAAAACAGGAACCACTAATATTGTTTTTAATGGAACAGATACAGTATTTAATATTCCTCATGGTTTGGGAGTTTTGCCCGGCTCTTTTAGTATTTCTTTTGGAGATGCAAGTAATCTGAATTTCGTACAATCTCATAGGAGTTTGACAAGTACAAACATTGTAATAGAATGCGACAGTCCTCCAGTAGCAGGAGAGCAGGATGTGTTTTGGCAAGTATGGAAAAACAACGATTCAATTTAAAAAAAGCCATGAAAAAAATATTTTTACTTTTATTATTAGCCCAATCGATAGTTTATTCTCAGTACCGTGGAACGCGTCAAAATGGGTCTGCTGTAAGGACAGAAGATTATGTTACAAATAGTCCTGGAAATTCCATTTCTAACAGCAAATTGATTGCGTATTATAAAGATAGTACTGCAATTGCATTTAATTATCCATCCGTTCAATTTTGGAATTTCAAAAATAATCGAAATGATGGAAATCCAACTAGCATATTATGGGTTGATAATGATGGATATATGAAAAGGTCTCCAATTCCTGCATTTATTACTACTGAAACTGACCCTGTTTGGAATTTAGAAAAGGTTAATTATTATGATAAAACCGCTTCTGATGCTAGGTATCTGCAATGTTTTATAGAGTCAGACCCTATATGGAGCTCAGTAGCTCCTTCATATAGAACTCATGCGCAAAATTTATTATTATTTGAACCTATATTTATTAAGAATACAGCGTTTAATAAAAACTTTGGAACAGCATCTGGAGATGTGGCGCAAGGTAATGACAGCAGAATTAATAATGGACAAACTGCTTTTGGCTGGGGCAATCATGCGTTAGTTGGGTATTTATTGGCTAGTGTTGCTGCAAGCACTTATCAGCCTATTGGTAATTATGTGAATACAAGTAGAACCATAACTATTAATGGAGTTACTTTTGATTTATCCGCAAATAGAACATTTTCTGTCGGAACAGTAACAAGCGTTACTGCAGGAACCGGATTGTCAGGAGGAACAATTACAAGTTCTGGAACTATTTCAATTCCAAATAGCGGTGTAACAGCAGGAACTTATGAATATATTACGGTAAATAGTTTAGGAATCGTTACAGCGGGATATAATTCTGTTATAAGTGATTTATCTGCAAGAACTAGCGGAACAGCATATCAAGCATCAAATACAAGTAGAATATATGATTTAGATTTTACCATTACAATAAATATAGGAGCTGGTTTGATTAGCGCGTCAGATGCACAGGTAGTTTTGGAAACATCAGCCAATGGAACTACAGGCTGGAGCGAGTATGCTAGGTCAAGAAATGCAAATGCAGGAGTTTTGGCAGCTCAAAATATTCAAACAGCATATATTGAAGCTAAATCTATTCCGGCTGGATATTACTACAGATTAGTTTATACAAATACATCAGGAACAACATCTTGGACTTACGTAAAAGGACATGAAATATTAAGAAGATAATACAATAAATGCGAGGACTTAGCGAAGAAATAGAATCTGCCATTCAGAATGCACTGACAGGAATGACAAAGGGAGTTGACCTTTCTGAGTTCAGTGATGAAAAACTGTCTAGTTTGGTTAAATCCCGTATTGATTCTTTTTCCGCGATTAAAGAACTTTTGGTTACATGGCAAAACTCGCCAAATTGTCCAAGTCATGAAAAATTCAAAGATTATGTTGTGAGATTAGTAGAGGCCGGAGAAAACTCCGTTTCAGTGCTCAGAAAAGCTTTGACTAAGAAAATTGATTTTGAAGAGCTTGACATTGACAAATATGGTGGAGCAATTCGTTCAAAACCAATAATTTTGAAAGCCATATCCGACATAACTACTGGAAACATTGAACTTAGAAATCAAATTGATGCTGACAAATTTGATTTACAAGAAAGAGAATTCAAAAGAGGTTATCCAGAAAAATTTGCAAACCAAGAGTTTTATCCATTAAAAAACTATCACAAAGAATGGTACGATAAAGAAACTGATAGTGTAATGATTTGTCCTTTGGGTACAAAGGGGGAGGTTATTACTCTCGATGGATTAAATATCATGCTACCTAAAAAACCGAAAAGAAAAGATATTCTTTTTGAAAAATACGCAAAAGAAGACCAATATTGGAGAAGAACAGAACTTCCAAAAGGACTTACTCCTGATACGCAAGATGCTTTTACAGCATTCATAATGCAGGAATTCAAACGCAGAAGAGAAGGCGTTTGGTTTATGAATAATGGAGAAGCTGTGTATTTGACGGGTTCACATTATTTTGCGTTAAATTGGTGCATTCTTAAAGATGAAAGGTTTGTTGGGTATATGGGTTACAGAGAGGCTCAAAAACTAATGTTTTATCACACGGAGGCTTGTGTGTTAGATCAAAGATGTATTGGTCAATTTTTTGTTAAGTCAAGAAGAACCGGATATACTTATGAAAAATTGTTCAGAATGCTTAATGAGTTTACTTCTACAAATAAAGCCAATTTTGGACTTACATCTAAATCAGACGAAGATGCTAAAAAAGCATTTAAAAAACTATCTTACGCATTTCTTAACCTACCGTTCTTCTTTCGACCAATTGTAAAAGGAAAAGAAGATAGTGATGTTAGGTTGGAATTTGCAAAACCTTCTAATAATTCTAATGCTTCTAAAAAAAATAGGGATACCAGCACCAAAGATTATCTTAACTCTACTTTTGATTATGAGCCAACCAAAGAAGATGCTTATGACGGTCAAGCAATGTTTAGATATTTGGCTGACGAGGCTTCTAAATGGAAAAGAGGATTGAATTTCCTAAAACACTGGGGAGAGGTTGCGCCTACAATGGATGAGGGAGGAGATATTGTTGGAAAAGCATTTGTCGGCTCTACTGTTGCCGCAATGAAGGACGGTGGAGAAGCATTTCTAAGCCTGCATGCACAATCTCAAATAAAATTAAGAGATAAAATTACAGAAAGAACACCTAGTGGATTATATTCATATTTTCTTCCAGCACATAAAAACATGGCTGATTATACGGACAAATACGGAGTATGTCATGAAGTTTTAGAACCAGGAGAAAGTTTTGTAAACACAAAAGGAAAAGTTAAAACTATTGGTGCGGTTCAATTCTTGAATGCAAGAAGAGCTGCCAAAAAGAAGGAAAGTGATATTGAGTACAATAATGAACTTAGGGCATTTCCAATGACTCTAAAGGATGCATTTAGAGATGAAATAACTTCAACAATATTTAATATTGAAAAAATAAACGAACAATTAGATTACAATGAGTTATATGATGTTAGAAAAACTTTAGTTAGAGGAAATTTTTCATGGGAAAATAATATTCCTGATACTAGGGTAATATGGACTCCAACCGAAAAAGGTCGATTTTTAGTGGCTTGGATACCTCCAGCGGAAATGCAAAATAAATGGATTGAAAAAAGAAATGAATTTGGACTTGTTTGTAAGCACCCTCAAAATGACGATATAGGAGCTTTTGGAGTAGATACTTATGACCAAGATTCTACGCAAGGAAGTAAATTAGAGAATACTGAAAACGGATCGGAATACAATGGTGGTTCTAAAGGAGCGATGCTAGGACTTACTGGCACTAGCTTAAAAGATGTTCCTAATAATTTTTTCTTTCTTGAATATATAACAAGGCCACAAACTGCGGAAATATTTTTTGAAGATTGCTTAATGGCTTGTGTTTTTTATGGAATGCCAGCGCTTATTGAGAGTAATAAGATACGATTTCTTCTTCATTTTAGAAATAGAGGATATAGAGGTTATTCCATAAATCGTTTTGATAAGGCAATGAGTAAATTAACTCAGACTGAAAGAGATTTGGGAGGAATTCCAAGTGCTGGAGATGAAAATATTACTGCTCACTGGACAGGAATAGAAAGTTATATTGATAAATACGTAGGATATTATCAACAAGGACAAAATACTTTTGCTATTAGAGAGGAAGGAGAAATGGGAAGTATGCCGTTTGACAGAACTTTGCGAGACTGGTCGCAGTTTAATGTCGCAAAAAGAACTAACTTTGATGCAACTATTGCTTCTGGTTATGCTGTAATGGCTGTAAACAGAAGGCCATATATGGCTCCGGCAACACAAAAAAAAGCTGTAGATATAAAATTCGCAACATACTAGAATATCATGACTGAACAAAGTAAATTTAAAATATCGCAAAATATTCAAAACCCTAGTCAATTAGACAGTTTTGAAAAAAAATCTAGTTTGGCTTTTGGAAAGTCTGTTGGAGACATGATTTATTCGGAATGGTTCTACAGAGGAACTGGAAGATGTAGGTTTTATAATAACCGTGCTGAATTCTTTGAAAACAGAATTTATGCGAACGGTAAAGTTCCTATGGAAAAGTATTACGGACGATTAGGAACCAACGGAGATGTTTCACTTCTTAATCTAAGCAAAAGGTCTATTTCTACAATACCAAAACTTGTTGATTTGGTAGTTAATGGTATGGTTAATCGCCCATATTCTGTAGTAGCAAAAGCAATTGACCCAGTTTCTGTAGATGAAAAAAGGTCTTACAGAAGAAAAATAGAGAACGAACAACTCGCAGGACCTATTATTCAAAAAATCCAAGCGGAAACCGGAATAGATACAAGCGAAATCCCTATGGATGAACTTCCTCAAACAAAAGAGGAGTTAGATATTCACATGCAGATGGAATGGAAACCGTCAAATTGCCTTTCAAACGAACTGGCTATTGCGGCGGTAATGAGCGAGAACGAATATAACTTGGTTATTGACAGACAAATCAAGCGAGATTTGGTTGTTGATGGAATTGGGTGGAACAGAACAAGATTAAATCCAGCCAAAGGAATTATTATTGAGCGTATAGACCCCGCGGATATGGTGTACTCATATACAAGAGACCCATATTTCAAAGATTGTGTTTACAAAGGCCATGTAAAAAGTGTATTGATAAGTGATATTTTTGTTGAATATCCAGACTTAATGAAGCCGGAAAACAAAGAAGTACGTGAAGAAATATTTCAGTCAGGGTCTAATTGGGGAAATTATCATAATTTATCTAATTCAGATATATTAAAAGGTACTGCTACACTTCTTTATTACACATATAAAACTTTCAGAGAAAGAGCCTCTAAAGTAAAGAAAAAAGCAAATGGAGAAACCATTATAGATGATGCTGATGAAATTTTCGACCCATCAAAACAAAACAAAAAAGACAAATATATCAGAAACTCTGTTGTTGAAGAAGTATTATTTGAAGGAGTTATGGTTTTGGGTACAAATATTCTCTTAAAATGGGAATTGTCTAAATCAATGATTCGTCCAAAATCGAATAATAAAAAAGTTTGTGAGCAGTATAATGGTGTGGCTCCAAATTTTCAAGATGGAGTAATCATAAGCTTGGTTTCAAGAATGAAGCCTATCGAGGATGAAATAAATGTTTTGGAATTAAAGGCACAACAAATAATACAGGGAATTACTCCAGATGGTATCGCGATTGATGTTGATGCATTAGCCGAAGTTGATTTAGGAGATGGTAAAACACAAACTGTTCAGCAAGCACTAAATATGTACTTAATGAAAGGTAGTTATCTTTACAGGTCTTCTACCATTGGAGGAGAGTATAATAATTCCCAAAAGCCATTCCAAGAAGTTCAGACAGGAGACAGTATAAACAAACTGACCGCTCTTAGAAATGAAAGCAACATAAAAGCGACTCAATTGACAGATGTTGTTGGAATGAATCAAGCGAGTGATGCAACAAATCCAGATAGAGATAGTCTTGTTGGCATTCAAAAAATGCTTGCATACAACTCTAATTTAGCTACAAGGCATATTTTGGATGGAGCAGGATATTTAGTGCTTAAAGCAGGAGAAACATCAAGCTACGCTATTTCAGACATTCTTAAATATTATCCAAGTTTGAGAGAAGATTTGGTGCAAAAAATTGGTGCTAATGGCGTTGAAGACTTGGATATTGTACGCGACCTTCATTTAAGCGATTTCGCTATTTTCTTCGAACTAGAAATGGATGATGAAGAAAGAGCGGAACTTAACGCAGATATGTCTGTGGCAGTAGAAAAAGGATACATCGGATTAGAGGACAAATATAAAGTACGAAACATCAAAGTTCTTAACTTGGCTATTCAATATTTGTCAGTTCTTATTAAGAAACGAGCAAAACTAGAAGAAGAAAAAGAAGCTAATAAATTCAAACTTCAAGCAGACGAAAATATTCGTGCAGCAAAAGAATCAGAAGCAGCTAAACAACAAACCGCTGAAATTCAAGCAGGATTTGATTTACAGAAACAGGAAGCCGTTTCTGCAGGAGAAATTGAAAAAGAGAAAGAACGTGGAAATCAAGATAGGCTTACAGAGCAGTTAAAAGGGCAAAACAAAATAGAATTGCAATATGTAGCAAATTCTGGTGCAACTGAAAAATTAGAAAAGATGGAAATGGCTAAAAAAGATAATCTAGCTCAGCAAGCCACTCAAAAATCATATATTGACGACCAGAAAGCAAAAGGTAAAGACCCTATTGATTTTGAAGCAAAAAATAAAGACGAAGAAGTATTTCAAGCATAATTAATAACTATAAAACTCACTAAAATGCCAGACGCTAAAAAAACAATGATTAAAATGCCAAAAAGACTTTTGTCAGATACAGAAATTGAAACAGCCCGTGGAAACAAGGCTGAAATTATCAAATCCAAAAAAACTTCGGACACAATCCCTAGAGCAATGGGTAAGATTGTAAATATTCAGTCGGGAGTAACCGGAAAAGGAACAAAGGGAAGAACTGGATATAGAGTTCATTATGAAGGAGGCAAACATGAGGACATGGCTCCAGAAGGATTAGGACCATTTTCAAGAACAGCAGAATATCAAGAATACCGAAAAGGGTTGGCTTCCAAGAAAAAATAAAACTATCAAGTAACAAATAAACGACAACAAACGTTTGTAAACGTTTATTTGTTACTTTTGTATTAGTCAAATTAAATTAAATCAAAAACAATGTCAACAGAAGCAACAAACGAAGAAGGAACAAATATTCCAGAAGAACAAAATTTGCCAACACCTAGCTTTACTTTTACACAAGAGCCAAGTGCTGGATATGTTCCTGCAGAAGAAACTGCTCCAGTAACAACTCAGCAGGAAGAACAAAATCTTCCAGCAAAGACAGAAGAGCAGGAAGAATGGGTAGATGCAAGTTTGGATGATTTGCCTGATTTCGAAAATGATGATTACATCTTAGTAGAAGCAGATGAAGAAATGGCTTTTAGGCTATTAAAAGACAAAAAAGGACTTGAAGTTGATAAATTCGAGGATTTATTGACTCCTAAAGAACAAAAAAAATATGCTCCAGAAATGGAGAAGTTTAATGAGTTCATTGAAAAGACAGGAAACAAAAACTTCAACGATTTCTTGGAAACGCAAAAAGATTGGCGTGCCGAAGAAAAAGATGCGGTTTTGAAAAGTTATATGAAAGCATCTAATCCTGATTTATCAGAAAAAGAACTAAACTACTTGTTCAACAAAAAATACAATGTAGATGGTCTTGATGAAGAAGAGGACGAAGATGAAATTTTTGACAAAGGAATTAATGCCAAAACTGATTTGCAAAAAGCTTATGAGTTTTTCGACAAACGAAAAGAAGAATTTAAAAGCGTTGGAGGTTCCGACGAATACATTCCGATTGAGTACCGAGAAGCAAAAAAGCATTTTGATAATCACCAACAATTAGAAAAAGAAGCACAAGAAGAGTGGGATTTCAAAAGAAATGACTTCGTAAAGAAAACTGAATCTTTTTTCGATAGTGGTTTTGAAGGTTTCAAAATGCAACTAGGGGATGAAAAGACAGGATTTGAAGAGTTTGTCGTAAAACCGGAAAACTTAAGCGAAGTAAAACAATCTCAATTGGACTCAACAATTTTTGACAGCCAATTTTTCGACCCAAAAACAGGAGAATTAATTAAGCCTAGAGAGTATCACGAAAGTCGATATTTCGCTCAAAATTACAAAGAAATGCTGAATCAAGCTTACGCTAGAGGAAGAGCCAAAGAACTTGAAATCCAAGACAAGGCTTCCAAAAATATTCAGCCAAACAATGTTAGAGCAGTAAACCCATCAATTCAACAAGGAATAACGTTTACTATAGAAAAGCCTTAAGTTCTCATGTTTTAAAAAGATACTAATTTAAAACACAAAAACAAAAATGGGAGCAATAGCAGCATCACCGGCCGTACGATATACGCCAAGCGCGACAAAAGTACCAACGCCACAAAATTATTTAGATTTGACAGATATTACTTATCTGACACATCAGTTACCTGATTTGGACAAAACTATCCATGAAAGATATGGAAGCCAAATGATCGATACATTCTTCGAAAGAACAGGAAGAAAAATCCCTTACGCGAGTGATGTTATCACATGGACAGAAGAAGACCGTTTAACTCAACTTGCAACTGGTGTTGCACGTACAGGAGACGTATTCACATTAGCTGACCATACTTTCAGAGCAGGAGAGGTTATCCAGGCTTTCTTGCCTGATGGTTCTGTTTCTATCCAAGGTAGAATCGCTTCTACTACATCTACAACATTTACTGCTATTTGCGGTAGTGCGGCAGGATGGACAGCTTTGGGAGCAACAGGAATCTCAGTTTTCGCAGATATTTCAGAGTTCCAAAAAGGTTCTGCAGGAATGCAAGAGTCATTGAACACTAAGTATCAACAATACACAACTCGTGGAACTATCACTAAAGAGATGGCAAACGAGAACCGTACAAACATGACTCAAATCTCATGGTTGAAAATGTCTAACACAGCAACTGGAGAAGATATTGGATATGTTTGGTATGATGTAAACAAATACATGGCCGAAAAACGTTTCAGAAACAAAAGAGAATCTGCAAACTTCAACTCTAAAGAATGGGATTCTGGTTCTGCATTATATGCTGCCGGATATAAAGGTAGAGAAGGTATGCTTGCGTCTTTTGCACAAGGAAACATCTTTGCTGGAACTATCTCAGATAATACATCTGTAAGAAGCTTAATCAATCGTTTGGAAAAACAAGGGCAAATCAGAAACAACATCATCTACGCTACTACAGATTTCTGTATGAGTATCGATGATTACTTGTCTAGCCGTTCTTCTGCAACCGGATTAAACTACGGTTCGTTCAACAACGACAAAAACATGGCCCTAGATTTATCTTTCGAAGGATTTACAATGGGAGGTTACGAGTTCAACTACTCTCGTTTGAGATATTTGACTGAAACTACTGCACAAGGTGCATTAACTGGAATCAGCAAAACTAACGGATTCCTTATCCCTTCTGCATCTCAATCAGTAGTGGACCCAATGGAAGGAAAACCATCAGTACGTCCGATGATTCACGTGCGTAACAGACAATACGGGTCGCTTAACCGTGACTACGAGATGGTAGTACGTAATTGGTCCGACGGAACGAGCGTTACAGATACTGTGACAACTGAATGGCAGTCAGAACAGGCCGTATGTGTCATAGGCCGCGCGAATTGTGTTCTTTTTAAAGGGTAAGAAAAACCCTATATAAATATTAAAAGCCCGATTTTATTCGGGCTTTTTTTTATTTGATATGCCCCCATCTTTTGCCACTTATTATACGGCTTATAGTATTGGGTTTTACGTTATAAATCATTGACAATTCCTTTTGAGTTAAAGGACTTGATTTTATTTCTCTAACTTCTTTTTCAGTAAGTTTCGATGCTACATGTGCCTCTCCTCTAGGCATTAATCCATGTTCTGCAGCATGCTGCATATTTCCTAGTCCGGTACTCCATTTTAAAGAAAAATATCGATTATCTTCTTTGTTTCCTTCCTTGCCATTTTCATAAAGCCCTATATGGTTTACTTCTGGGAGATTATCGGGATTAGGAATAAAATTTTTAGCCACTTCTCTATGAACTTTTGCTTTATAATAATATCCTGGTCTTCTTAAACCACACAATAAATATCCATCAGGGTCTTTACTTTGTCTCATTATCCTTCCTTTCATAAAATAACTGCTAACACCATTTCCTCGCATTCTATCTAAGCTTTTTATACGTCCTAAATTATATTTGGCGTATTTTGGAACTACAACATTTGCTTCGTGGATTTTGTAGCCTTTATATTGAGTTTCTTTATACCCAGTTATGAGTATTATTTCTTCTCCTGTTTTTTCTTCTACAGCTTTTACAAGTTTATTTATATTCATATTTCTAGTGTTTTGTATAAAAAGTAAATACCGTTACTGCAATCGGCTCTGACCTCGATATTAGTAACGGTATTCGTTTTGTTTCGTTAAGCAGTACTTTAGAGGTCAGAGTAAAATACTACAATGCAAATATAGGTATTATTTTTTAATCAGCAAGTTTTGACAAAAAAAGACTCCTTTTTAGGGAGCCTTTTTGATTAAACTAAAGAGTTTGGATTTACGTTTTTTTCGTCAAAGAAATCCTCTAACATTTTATATGCTTTTGCGGCATATTCTAAATATTCTGGTTTTTTCTTTTTACACTTTTCTTCGGCTGATTCAATTGTTTTATGAATCATTTTTAATGCAGTCAATTCTTCTAAATCAACTGGATACTTTTCAAAGAAAGCTTTCATTGTTAAGCTACTTTAGTATTCGCTGCTGCTTGTGTTCCAGAAGCCGCCATAGTTCCGCTGTTAAAAATAACTTGTCCTTGTTTAACAGCTTGAAGGTCGTTTGCCAAATTCGAAAGAACACCAAATAATCCTTGGATTTGAGCTTGTGTTTGAGCCTGTGCCTGAGCTTGTGAAACAGTTTGGTTAACATTAACCTCTACTTCTCTGCTTCTGAAAGAATTTCGTTCTTGTGCTAATTGTGTTTCAAGTTCTGAAATTCTGTTTTGATCGATTTTGCTTCCAATAGCGTTTATCGCACCCAAAAGAACTGTGGCTGAATTTTGTACAGTATCTTTTACTCCTGCTGTTGCTTGAAGTTGAGACAAATTGTTCTGATTTGCAGTTGAATTCAATGCAATCGTTTGTTCCAATAAAGCATTTTGAGTTGATAATGCTCCCAAAGGAATAGCTGCTTCAATATTTCCAAGTTTGTTCAAAACACTTGTTCCAAAGATTGTTTGGTTAATATTGTTGTCATTAGCAACATTACCGCCTCCACAATCCTCTCTACGTCCGTCTCTACCAAACAAACCATTTGCAACACCGAACAATCCTATAGGTGCAATACCTCCCCAGCCTCCACCGAAGCCTCCATAACCACCGCCAATAGCGTTAGTTTCTAAATTACCTGTTAATGACATAATTTTAAATATTAAAGATTAATAATATTCGAAATTATGACTACTTTTATAAGATTTTGTTGTCAAAAATAACACATTCGTACATGAGCCAAATCCACCCAAAAACACTAGAAATTTTAATAAAAATAGGTTCTAATGTGCTTAAATATAGATACGAAAAAAACTTGACACAGGAAGATTTGGCGTTTTTATGCGATACTGATAGGTCGTTTATCTGCAAAATAGAGACGTGCAAGTTTGAAGGAATTACAATTGGAACTTTGGCGAAACTATCTACTGCTCTTGAAGTTGATATCAGAGATTTGATGGAATAAATATGGCTATTTTATTAGTTTTAGCGCTTCAAAAAGTCCAGTTTCAAGGCATTCTTCGTAAGTCTCATAGTTTTGAAACTGATTAGGATTGTTAATTAGTCCAGCACAATAATCTTCTTCTATTTCATCTTTTATAGAGTAAATGTCAATACACCATTTCCTATCTTTTCCATAGTAGATATGAAAGTGAATTTTATGCTCTTCTCTTAGCCATTTTTGAAGAAAAGGTTGATTGTATGCCGGAGCCATGTGAGGTTGCATTTTTCGAGTATTTACAACTTGTAGAAGATTATGATTGTAATCATCATTAGTGGCGTTAATTTTTAGGTCTCCAGTTGCTTTAAAACTTCTAAATGGATAAACGTAGTAATGAGTATGTGGCAAGTCTATTCCTTTTTCCTTAGCTAGTTTAGCTGTTTCAAATGATATTTTTTGCTCTTCCATGTCTATTCGTTATTAGAGTGTATGTTTCCGATTACTTCCATGTGTTCAGATACCACATGATTTTGTCTTACTCCGTTATAAAACAAATAAAATCCTGTTCCTTCAAATTTAATTTCAAAGTTTCCTAAACTTGGATGAAATAAAATATCCCCTTCGTAAAGTTCGGTTCCGTTTCTGTCTTTTAGTCCTGTAAATTGTCCTACTGTTCCAGTTATAACTGTTTGGTTGCCTCCTTTTTCATTTTGAATAAAGTCATAAGCTCCTTGTTTGAAATAATATCCGTAAATAAATTTACCTTCAATTGTTTTTCCTCTAAATTTTATTGTTCTCATAGTGTTCTTTTAACGCATTAATTAAGTCGTTTTTCCATATTGCGCCTGTGGCACCATTAGGAAGTGACAGCTCTGGAATAGAGTCTACAATATCTATTAATTCTTCTATGGAAATATTCATGGCGTGTCTTGTTTAAAAGTTTCGTTGTAGTAATTCTCTCCTGTGGATAATTCTCTGAATGACTCATGGAGTGTCGTGTCTGATATAGCATAATCTACCGCCTCAACTATTTGTTGTTTTTCAATTTCTAAGAATTCTTCACAAATTTTAGGAACAGTCAAAAATCCAATTACTTCAAGTTTTTCTATTAATTGTTGCATAGCTGTTTTCATAGTTTATATTATTGACATTATACAATATCCATCCATTAATCCAAATTGTGGGGCATCAGTTAAAATATATGTTACCTTTTTCGCTACAAATAGTCCGGTAAACGTTTTTTTGTCTTTGTCTAATTGTCGAAGAAGCAGAATATCTCCTATCTGATAGTCTCGGTCATTTTTTCTGAGTTCCCACGGTTTTTCTCCAGACGCTACTTTTTTAAAATATTCGTGTTCGCACTTTAAGTCGTGCTGTATTGGTTTCCTCATGGTTTATTTGTTTAATGTATTAATATCTATAGCTAAACCTTTTTGAATTAGACTATATCTCCAATCGAAATGAAATTTATCTAATAAAGAAAAAGCTTCATGTTGGGGTTCTGCAGGTTTATATTTTTCATCATGCATTGCATATGTAAAAATATTTTCATCAAACATTAAAGAATCAACTAATATTTCGCTTTCACTTTTTAGTGAATTTATCCAATATTCATCGTTATAAATTTCTCCGTTTTCTTCAATGCCATATTCAAATTTACATTGTGATAAATCAAACAGACTAACTGCTTTTAATATTTCAATAATCGGCACAAGCTTTTCCCCATTAACCTCAATTTCTTTGGTTAAATCGGATAGTGGGCGAAGTATTGGTATTTGATTTGCTCCATAAATAACATTGGTTATTCCACAATCATTATGGTTATCTTCTTCCATAAAATATGTTTTTAGTATGTGACCTTTTAAAGATTTATTTGCTATTCTTAACCCATAAGGTAAATACGGAGAAATATGTTTTAGTTCTAATATTTTCATGGATACTTATTGTTCGATTTGTTTTTATTGGCGATTTTATCGCTGTATTGCTTTACTTTTTGTTTTATCTCTCTAGGAGTTTCAGAAAGTATTTTTAGTGCTGTTTTTGATCGCATAGTAAATTTTTATTGTTATACAAATCATTTGCTTTTTCTATAGCTTCATGGTATTCTTCACATCTATCAGTGTAGGTGGTATCGATTACTATTGGTTTATCAGGTTCCCCATCACGATAATCCCAAATACGTACTTCTCTTTCTGGAGTAAGTCTGTCGATGTACAGGCCTCGTAAATCAAAAAACTCTAAACAGAAAGCCTCTTTTAATATTCTTCTCGACCTTTCCCAATCAACAATGTTGTAAGCATACTTTGAGTCTAGCCACTTATTAAAATCAGCGCGACATTTACCAGTTAGTTTCATAGTGTTATTGTTTAATTGTTAGTTCTTCACCAGTTAATGCGAAGTATAAGTTTTGTAGTTGATGAACAAACCTTATGTCAATAAATTCATAATCATTACCTCCAAAACCAAATTTATCAACCTCTTCGTCTAATTGATGAATTTTAAAATCTCCTATGTAATGAGCTTTACTTGCATTTCTTTCTTGTGGGTCAGATGTAAAATGTTCTCCAAACTTAAAATCACGTAACCAGCCTTTTGTTAGCGGTATTCCTTCGAAGTTTTCATATTCCATGTATGTTTCTTCATTTTCATCAGAGCAATCAATTCCATATTCGTAAATAGCATTTACTGTCCATATTCCAGAATCATTCGAATACATTAATAAATTTCCTAGTCTAAGTTCGTTCGATTTTATCATCTTTTTTATTTAAAGGTTTAAGTATCTGCAAAGGCGAGTTTAGTCCGTGTTTCAGTATGGCGGTGTCGCGCGCTTTCACTGCGTCTTTTTGTTCTTCATGCATTCCGCAGTTATAAGTTTTACCTCCTTGCCGAACAGTAGAACACCATTTTTGCAATTCACGGTTCCATATTACTCCTCTGTATTTTTTCTCTGGCATACTGGTTATTTTAAGTTACAAATGAAAAAAGAATCTCGCTTTGAGACTCCTAAATTATTACAAGACAATATTACGTCATATTTTTGAATTATCCAAATTATTTTTTATAATAAACGACAACAAACGTTTGTAATCGAATAATATTTATCTTTGTTTCTCAAAGTTTAATCAATTTAAATCAAATCAAAATGAGCGAAGAAGCAAAAAAACCGCATCCTTTATCTAAGGAAGGGAGAGCGTTGAGGGAACAAGAAAAGACACAGGGTGTTCCGAACGATTTAGCAAATCAAAAACCTACAGAATCTGATGCTATTCTACAGGAAAAACTGCAAAATGTGATTGCCACTACAAATAATCCACCAAAAACACAAACTACAGCCGAAGAATCAACAACAGCTGTTCAAGAAGCTAATCCAGAGCCGTCAGTGCCTTTATCGGTAGTTCAACAAATGATTAATGACGCATTGAAAAATCATGCTCCTGCGCCACCACAAATTATTCAGCAAACTCCAGCTCCAATCATTCAAAATATCGTAAAACAAGAATACGACATTGATGATATTCCAGAGTTCAGAGATTGGGTAGTAAAAGACAGACAGTATGAGTATTGTGATGGAAAGCCTATTACGGCAAATATTCCAGTTGACCATTCTGACAGAATCCCTCTTCAATACGAAAACAAAGAGAATAAATCAGTTCACGTTTTAAGATACTCTACAAACCAACCTTCATTTTTCAAGGAAAAACAAAGCAAAGAGCCGGGTTCTGTAGTCGTATCAGAAATTTTGTTCAACTATGGAAAATTATTTGTTCCAGCTGGACAAATTAATCTGCAGAAATTCCTTCATATTCACCCATACAAAGGCATTTTGTTTAGAGAATACGACCCAGAAGCTAAATCAAGAGATATTATCGAAAAGAAACGTCTTAAAAATAAAGCGGAAAGACTTGTTTTCGAAGTAGGTGAAATCACAAACAGAGCTGTAGCCGGACTAGAATGTCCTTCTTATGTAGAATCTTGGAAACCAGACATTGTTACTGAGCACGTATTGGCATTTGCCGAAGAAAATCCAGAAAAATATATTGCTTACACAGAAGACCCTGGAATCAAAATGAAAGGAGTTATCAAAAGCGCGCTTGCTTCTGGAG